TTGCCGTCTTCCCAGGTGCCCATCTGGATGGGCTTGCCGGTGTAGTCGTCGCCCATGTCCTTGCGGGTGTTCCGCCGGTCGTCCTTCAGGTAGCAGGTATAGAGGGTGACGGAGGGAATACGGGGCAGTTCGGTGTCGGTGGTAGGAGCCTTGCGAAAGGTCCAGATCGGGGAAATGACGTCTGCGGCGGAATCCCGCATCTTATTCAACCATGTAATGGCAGAGCCGTCACTCTCCGCTTTGACGTCGATGTCGTACTTGTCGCGGATATAGTTGACCGGGACCTTGCGCTTGACGACAATGCCCTGGCAGGACTCGCAGGACTCGTAGCCCAGGGGGCGTAAAGGGAGGACGTTGCGCGGGTCCTCCGCGCAGGCGTCGATGTCCTCGATGTCCGGGTTCCAGAAGAGGTGTAAGTAGCCGGTGCCGCCAACCACGTAGTACTTGATGGTGTCCGCGAGGCGTAAGTCGATGTTGCGCCGCTGATACCAGAAGGTGGCTAACTTACCGTAGATCTGCGCGTGCTCTTCGAAGCGCCGGTTGGCGACACTGTAGTCCCAGAAGGGGCGGGTGTCGGTCATCATGGCCGCGATATCTTCCGCGATCTTGGCGATCCGGTTGGTGCGCGTGGTGGAGAGGATGCCAGGGGACGTGGAGCGGGTATCGGCGCGGACCAGTTCATCGGTGCTCATGATGGCATCGATGGCTGCGCTGATTTGATCGAACCCAGGTTGGGAGGAGAGGAAGGCTTCGGATTCGATGACCGCTTCCATCAGCCAGGAGATGGTGGGATTACTAACGTTGTTGCCGTTGAACTGGGTGCTGGGGACCGGAGAGATCGGCAGGCGAGGCGGGGTCGGAGGACCGGCAACGACAGAAGATCCCATGGACCGATGGTAAAGGGAAGGGCCTTAGCCCGCTAAATGATCCTGGTGGAGTTAGGCTAACTCGAGCCTAAGTCGCGATCTGCGCGGGCGGAATTCAAGTCGTAGTGGGAGCGCTCGTGGCGCAGGCCGGTCTTGCGCTCGACTTCGCGGATCTGGGAGATGGTGTTCAGTTCCCGGCGCACGTAGCCTTCAGCGGCCAGCTTCGGGTGCATCGGGCGGTCCCCGCGCCCAGGGATCTTGATCTCGCCATTGGGGCCCTCGTGGATCACTACCTTCTCGTCGTTGCGCAGCTGCGCGTCACCGCTCCAGAAGGAGCCGGGGGCATGGCCCAGACCGGCGCAGGGGAAGGGCCAGTCGCCCACCTCGAAATGCTTCCCGCAGTCAGGGCAGATCATTTCATCAACAGGAGTTCGGCCAGGACCCAGCAGGCAAGACCGAAACCAATCAGGTTACCGCGAGGAGCAGCGACGTTCAGACCGTTGAGCAGGAAACAGCAGAAGGCCAGGACTAAGAGGATCAATCGTAAGAGAGGCATAGTTACTCCTTACCAACCAGCATAGTCATGCAGCTGGCGAATGACCACCTCGCGCAACCAGCGGGGGAAGTTGTCCTTATCCAGGCAACGCGACTTGAGACGGGTCAGCAAGCGGTACTCCAGGTTGATCTCGACGCCTTCCACAGAGACCGTGGAGAGATCCTTCATCGCATGAACAAGAGTCTCCCGGTCGGTGATACGCTTGCCCATCAGGCCGCTCAACTCAGTCAGGTCCTGAATGGTGAGGACTAAGGCGGGATCGAGCAGATCCGGCTCAACGTGCTTCATTTTGTTCTTTGTGATTTCCATGAGAGGGCTTTCGGATCGGGTAGTGGACCCGGATTACACGATGGTAATACTGGCCTACGGAAGGGTGGCGGGTCATGGCCGCAAAGATATGCGGGGGAACGTTGGAGTGGTGGTAAGTAGATCCGTTGGCGAAGGTAATTTCGAGATCGCGGACATCAGGATCGTAAGCGAGGTGTCGGACGTGGGAACTGTTGGTTGGCTCGAAAGTGAGGATATCGGCCATAAGTTACAGTGTAACAAACGGGAGGATGGGTACAGACCCACCCTCCCTTCTCCCAGGTTACTTAGGCTGGGCTACCGGGGGCGCGGGCTGCGGGGGCCATGTGTCAAGGCCCTTCACAACCAGCCAGCGGTATCCAACACCCACCACCCAGATCAGGATAAGGGCCTTGCCCGCGATTCCCGTACCAGGGGGCAACGGGGGCCAGATGGTGGCCGGGGGCATGGGAAGCGTGTTATCCACTTCCGGGGGTGCGCCAGTGCCGGGAAGAGTGTTATCGGGGCTTCCGGGAACCGGTGGCAAACCCGTATCAGGATGTCCTGGCACCGGAGGTAGACCCGTGTCGGGATGTCCTGGGACCGGCGGCAAACCCGTGTCGGGATGACCGGGAGACGGGGGCAAGCCATGACCAGGGCGCACTGGCGGATAGATCACGATGGGATGCGAGGGGCGCGTGGGACGAGTGGGGGGCCAGACTCCCACCGGGGGGCTGGGCCAGATTCCCGGCGGCAGGGGCGGCAACGAATCCGGGGGCCAGATCTGATCGGGCGGTCCATCCACACCGAAACCGGGGTCCACGGGTCTCTCCGGCTTCTCGACCGGCGTAATCTTTGCGAAGAAACTATCGGGCATAGAGAATTCTCCTATTTGTAATCTTACTTACGAGGGGTAACTGAGTTACTTCCTTCTACGTTACTACCAATTGTCGAAAATGCTGTTCCAGCCCTCATGAATTTCTTCCAGGCTCATATCGGAGCCCTGCCAGTCCACTGGCTCATGGGTCTCGACTTTCTCAGTGGTGCGCTCGATGTTCATACTCCAGGAGTTAGCGATCCAGAGGGCGAGGTTGAAGGCGCGGACACGGTCGTCATGGCCGTAGGGGTTTTCGGCATAGTTGCGCTCCATGTCCATGCGGCAGTTGGCGTACTCTTCGGCCAGCCAAGGGGACTTGACAACGCAGCGTTGCAGGACCAGATGGCGCGAGGCTTTCACCCAGAGATCCCGGTTGGTTTTGTTCGAAGCGTGCCAGCCCATGGAGCGGGTGGGGGTGGCCGGGGTGTTGCCGTAGAACTCCCACTTGAAGTGGTTGGTGTAGCCAAGCTCCAGGCACTGCTGCAGGGTGCCCGCACCAGGGCCGGGGAAGACTTCGATGATCACCTTGCACTGGTCCTCATCGATGCCTGAGTAAGCGCGGCCCAGGAGGTTTACTACGTAGGCTAAGTCGAAGGCGTCAACAGGGGCCGCGTATTCGGCCACCTGGATGTCGCGCTTGCCGTCCTTGCCCACCTTGATCACTTCGATAGCGCCGTTATCGGTCTTCGCGTCCTCGCGCACGCGGGAGAAGCGATTCCAACCGGTGCGGCCCACGGTGGGATCGCAGCCGATGACGTAAGTGGAGCCCTTGTAGGGAGCGTCCCACATCCAGACAATGCCGCGAGGATCGCCGTCCCATTCGGCGGGGTGCATCTGCTCCAAGCGGCCCGCGCCAACAATGTTATACAGGGCCGGGAAGCCAAGGTTGCGGATCTCTTCGCTCATACTTTGGCCCTCACTAGCTCCACGTTATAGGGCATGCCCAGCTGCGAGGTGGAGCGCATCCACTCGATAGTCTCCGGCGGCAGGGCGGGACGCGTGGAATGCTGAAAGGATTGCTCCGGGGTGGCGCAGTAGTTACTCAGGAAAATGTAGAGGGAGCCTTCCCGCTTGTGCAGGGCATACTCAGTCTCGTACCAATACATCTGGTCCCGGTTCAGAGTGACTCTCTCCCCGCAGAATTCGGGAGAGGTACGCTCCACCAGTTCAGAGTGCTCGATGGTGGCTTGGTTGGGACGCCAGTTATCGGGGGCGGCGCGGCGGTACTTCTTGGTCTCGATATACCAGGGAGTAAAGATGTAAATCCAACTCTGAAAGCCTTCCAATTTCCGCCGCACGTTTTCGGTGAAGTCATGCCAGAAGTTGCCCCGGCCATTGGCAGTCGATTCGAAGGCAACGAAGGTGGTAGGGGATTGGGGGACGGCGGGCAGGAAATCGAACTTCAAGCGCTCCGCGAATTCCCAGAGGGCGACTTCGGTCATGTGCGAGATGTCGAACTGCTGGCCGGTGCCAACTCCGGCTTTCTGGGAAGACATCTGGTAGATCAGGCGCGACTTCAGATTCTCAAAAGCGATGTGGGAGTCTTTCACATCGAACTCGATGGCAGGGGTAAGGAACGGCGGCACGTTGTCGATGATGGTCTTGTCCCTGACGTATAACTCGTGGATCTTGTCGATGTCCAGGCTACCGGCGATACAACGGGTGTGTTTCCACAAGAGCATGCGGTGGAGAGTGATGAGCCGCATGATCGCGGTAGCACCCAGCTGGCGCGACTTGTGCCAGACAGAGAGGATGCCGTCACTGAAGCCGTGCTTCTCATACTCGCGCTGGATCTCTTCCTCACGGGCGGCGATTAAAGACAAGGCTCTCTCCTGGGAGGTCCAGAAAGAGATGGCACTGACGCCCCCGCCCATCGAGGCATCCTGGTCGATGCAGCCGTAGCGCTCCGCGAAGTACCTAAAGTCATGCCTGCACAAAATTGTTTCGGAGCGGATGAAAGCTGTTTCGCCTTCCACCAGGGGACGCTTGTACTGGCCGGTCTTGGGGTCCATCAGGTTGCGCAGGCGAACGGCGATCTCGCGGCACTGGCCGATGTCGCGGCGCTTGGCGATGATCCGCGACTTGGCCAGCTTCCAGAGGGTCTTCTCGACTACCGCAGCGGAGTACATCTATTCCTCCGGCTCCCGGTAGCCATAAGCGATCTCGACTTCATCCTTGATGCCGGGAGTGATGGGGACGATGCCGCGAGTGGCAAGTTCGAGACGGTAGAGATCGCGGAGTTCTTCCAGGGTGTTGGCGATTCGCAGGAGGGACTTTGCAAAGAGATGAATCGCACGTAAGGCAAGAAACATGGCTTAGACTCTGAATCTGTTTTTGGGGGAGGAGAAAAGATGGCAAGCAATCTCCTCCCCCGCCTTTGATCCCCATCCCCTCATGGGAACCAAGTTCAATCCTCAACGCTTTCGGCCTGGACGGTGATCGGCGCGGGGAGCCGCTCCAGTTCATCGATCACGCTCTCTACTGCGGAGGAGCCGGTGTTGATCGTAATCTGCGTGCCGGTGTTGGCACCCTTGATGACGCCGGTCGCTTTCAGGACCAGTTCGCGGGCCTTGGCGTCCCCGGCTTTGCGCACAGAACCCTCGCCTTTGCATTGCACGCAAGTAAGCCAGTAGGAACCCTTCTTGCCGCCCCGCTGCACATGGATCTCACCGGCACCGTCGCAACGGGGGCAACAGATGGTGGTGCCCAGGGCCGCTTCCACGGTCTGCGCGGCCACGGCGGGAGCGCCCGCGTACAGCTGGCCGATGGTGGCCGTGAGGCGGTCGCTGCGCCAGATCGCCATGATGTCGGAGAGGGGAATGTTCTGGCGCATCGCGATGGTCGCCGGATCGAGATCCACGTTCTCCGGGTCCATCAACGCGCAGAGATAATCGAGGGCTTTGTCCGAATCATCCTTGGCCAGGGCGTACTTCAACTCTTCGATGTTGATCGTCTCCAGGTAGCGCCGGAAACCGGTGAGGCGGGCGTGGCGCATCATGTCGGTATCGTATTGCTTCCGCGTCATCGACTGGATGGGGAGAGTGAGGGTGGTGCAGCCGCCGTTCTCATCGGGCACCATCTTGTCCTGGAGATCGCGCAGGGGATTGTCAATGGCACGCATGCGGCGCTTCTTCACTCCCGCGCCCTGGGTGCCCTGCTCGACACGATATTGTTCGGTCGCCATTTCCAGACGGGTGCGCCGCTTGCGCCGCTTCTTCTTCACCGGCTCCGGGTGGAATTCGAACGGCTTCTCTTCGGGCTGGATTTCAGGCGTCTCCATCGGAAATTACTTGGGAGCCTTCATGGGCAGGCCGCTGGTCTTGGTGCGGGCGAATTCGCGCAGCTGCGGCTTCTTCATTTTGAGTAGGCCGGAGTTCCGCTTGTAGAGCTTGTCGGGTGCGTGCTCCGCGATTGCCGTGGCCTCTTGCTGGTCTTTCGAAACAGAAGGCATGAGAGAAGTCCTCCCCTATTTCTGAGGGTATCAGCGAGGTCAAGAAAAGGCCGCTTTTAAAGGAGGAGAACCGGAAGCGAAATGACCGGAATCAGGTCGGAATGCTTCCGGTGCCAATCGACAAAATCGACAAAATCGACAAAGCCATAACGGAAAAAACGGCAACAGCGAACTGCAGAGACATCAAAAAGCCCGTAAATGGCGTGTATTTGGCGTTTCTTGAGCTAACCAAGGGCACTGTGTATTGCTGATTATTTTCAATCATTTAGAGAAATCTCATATGCCAAAATCGACAAAATCGACAAATGCCTGTTAGACTCGATGCATGACCTTGAACTACCACCGATGCCACAGCACAGACTGCGAGGGCAAGCATCCCGCGAAGACATTTACGAGCGAAACGGAAGAACATGTGAAGGGCTGGAAGCGATGCCACTGCCCCATCGTCGCCAGCGGCACTCTCAATCGCGTGGCCAAGCGCAAGGCCACCAAGCAAACCGAATGGGCCGCAGCTGCGGAGGTGATGGTTCCCTACATCGTGGCCAAATCCTGGGTTCTTCCAGAAGACGAGCCGCCCACTCCACCGGCCCCCAAGGCACCCGTACCACCTCCCCAGACTCCCGCGCCCGCCTCTGATAAAGTCACCGTCAAAGCAGCAACTGAGGAGTACATCAAGGAACACCAAAAAGCGGAATCGGCACCGACTACGCTCGATGGACACCGGCAACGAATGGCATCGATCTGCAAGTTCGCGGAAGAAACCGGCTGGCTCTACCTGACCGATTGGGACGCCAAAATCGCCAACCAATACCTGAATCAATTTCGAGTCGCCCCCATCACGGCACGCAAGTACCGAAAGATGGTGAAGGCATTTTTCGCGTGGTGCATCGCCAAGGAATGGATCGCAACCAACCCCGGCAAGGCCGTTGCCGTGATCAACAATCGCGCCACCAGCCTGCTGAAAGTGGGGAAGGAAAGGCAACCTCTTGTCGATGCGGAACTGGAACGCATGTATCAGGGATGCCTGCGATACGACGCCCTGTTCCCGGTGCGCAAATGGAGAGGAGAGGATCTGGCGGATTTCATCGCTCTCTCCGTTCACACCGGCCTGCGAATTTCGGATGTCGCCACCTTCAATATCAACCGGTTGAAAGGCGCGGATGAGGTCCGCATCCGCACGCTGAAGAGAGGCAAGATGGTCTACACCGTTGTGCCGCCCTGGTTGGCAGAACGCATCCGCATTCGGGCAGAGAAGTTTGGCCCACTGATTTTCGGTGCTCATCGTTCCACCAAACTTGACGTCATCACCCACTGCTGGCGGATGCGGTTGAACGAACTCTGGAAGCAATGCGGCTCCTGGGAGATCAAGCCTACGCCGCACCGCTTCCGGCATACCTTCTGTCGCATTCTGCTGGAAAGCGGCAGATCCTACGCCGATGTCGCGGACCTGACCGGCGACACAGAAGCCGTAATCCGGGAACACTACGCATCCTGGGTACCGGGACGGCAAGAACGGGTCTCTAAACTGCTGCGCGAATCCTTCGCGGATGTGCCGGTCCCGGCATACGCCAGATCAAACAAGCCTGCCAGAGTGATCGAGATGGTCAAAGTTAAACGCGGATAGCTGAGCGATTCAAAAGCCGGTCGATCACCGTACTTTCTACGCGGATGATGGGCTTCTTGGAGCCGGGGGTAAAGAAGCGATGCACCCCTGGCTCATGCTTCAGGACCTTGTACATGCTGGCCCGCTTGAATCCAGTTCTTTCCTGACATTCCTTCACCGTCAACATCTGCACCTTTTGCACCTTTTCTGACATGACTGCAATGTCTCCTTGGTGCGTCCATTCCGTATCGTACTTAGAGTCTAACGTCGATTTTGGGGATTGTCAGCTTTTCGGCGGGGCGTCCGGGTCTGACTCAGACTTCTCCACCGACTCCGCATCCAGCTGGGAACGAAAGTCGCGGAAAGAGAGCATCAAGGCGGCACCGGCATCTTTAGGGAAGCCCTGCGCGGAGAAGAATTTGTGGATCATGGCATCGGCTTCAGTGCGGGCGCACATCACCTCGATGTCGCGGGCTATGTTGCGGGCGTCTGCCATGCTGAGTTGAGCCAGCTTGCCGTCGATGTCGATCTGGAGGTAAGGCTGTTTGTCGCGCATGGAGACAATGCCGTTGATCAGAATGTTGGCCATAAGATCACCACTCCTGCCAGGGGGCCTCTCCCTCTAATTCGAGCACGCTATCCGCAGCGGCTTTCCCATAACGGAACACCTTGAATTCGCCCTTGGGGAATAACTGGCGGATGACACGCTCTGGAAGCGTGCCCTGGAAACGGAAGCTCCGGTCCTGGTTATAGACCAGCACATGCCGCTCATCGCCTGGAGTGGATTCCACAGGCCGCTGCACCTTGAAGATCTGGGTTCGCCCAATGACTGGGGACGTCTCCTCCTTCCGGCATTCCGTACAGAGCACCATGCCGCCCCTGGCATGCTTGAGGTCCCCGTAAGTCTGCACGGTGTGGCCACACGATAACTCGCAGATCTGGCCGCTGCGGGTGCCCTGGATGGGCCTAGCGGCTACGATACGACGGTGGTGAGGGGTAAGGCCGGTATCGGGCTCCAGGTTGATGCCCAGCTTCTTCAGATCTTCAAGGGGATCGCTCATTTCCTCGCCTCTTTATCCCACCACTCTTTTCTGGCAGCCCAATTCTCCCGCCGGAACTCCTCCGCATGCTCCCGCAGCTTGCTCATGGCCTCAGGGTTGGAGTAATCTCCATCCAGAGCATCCAGGAGCGCGGCAATGATACTAACAGCCTCGCCCAGCTTTTCATCGCTCTTCATACATGGTCCCAAGAACAGTCTCCGGCACTTCCGCCAGACCTACCACTGAGAGATTGCTCAATACCAGGGAGATTGGTTCGCCCAGACGCTGGCCATCTCCATAGGCAATGACTTCCACTCGCTGGGAATAGTAGGAATCCTTGTCGCGCATGGCAATGCGTGCGTAGAAGGCCTGGGTAAAGATAGCGCGGCCCCGCTCATCGGGGAAGGCTATGTGATGCCCGCCAAGAGAGACCAGATAAAGCTTGGTGGTGACGGGGTTGGCAGTCTCTTCTTGGGCGCGGGTTACCCGCATCCGCTCCCGGCGTCCCAGGTCCCATTCGGCAAGGGCTTCATTAATCAAGAGCTTGATTTCTTCTTTATCGGCGTCTAACATTCACTTCTCCTTCACACCTATGCCTCGTACTTGAATTTCCTAGGATCGTCGATGGCCTTCTCTGCATCCTTGGTCTCCTTGATCCACATGGCCTGCCTTGCATCGATACGGATGCTCTCCAGAAGCCCCAAGATGACATCGAGCATCAGGGTGGCGCGTTCCTCAGGGGTGCTAGTGACGGCAGTAAGACTGATTGTCTCCTGCACCCGGAAAAGGCAGACGTCTACGATCTGTTTGCGGATGGCATCCCGCCGGTCACTCTCACTATCGAATCCGGTCATACTTCCCCCAGGAATTCGTAGATCTTAAAGCTTGCGCCGGTATCATCGGTGATTTGCTCCATATCGGGGCCGGTGCGGAAAGCAATGAAGTGAAGATTGATTACAGGCATATCGAACATCACCAGCCGGGGCGTGACCTCCTCCACCCATACGCTGGTGAGATGAGAGCAGGTTCCCTTCTCCAGGACTACGACGGTTCCCGGCTTTAGCTCACTTACCTTGAGTTCACGGCCTATCTCTTGTTCGGGGCTCAATTGCGGCTCCTCCTTAGGTTGGGACGTGTATCCCACATTTCCCGGATGATCTCAGAGTCTGAGATCGGAGACGGGGCAAGGTTCACTTCCTCCGGGGGCAGGGCCTTGAAACAGCGAAGGCAGAGGATGACAAACGAGGGGTTCGCCAACAAGGCCCGCTGGCCGGAAGGGGCTACCATCACGCGGGCTTGGCACTGGCTGCACTTGCGGTCGTAGCTGGAGCCAAGGACGCTCACCGCGTCATCGGCCATAGCGCAGACAAAGAATGTTTGGCTCATTGGTGTGAATTCTCCAGGGACTCGTGACTGAGATCGATGTAGAAGGTCTCTCCTTTGCCAGGGTATAAGAACTTGATGTACTCGCTGAGAGCGACAAGCGCGATGGATTGGTAGGTCTGCCTGCTCTCAAAGGCAAACCAGCGGAGAAGGCCGGAGATCTCTTTGTCGAGAATGACTTTCTCAGCGGTGCAGGGAGGGGCCAGCTTCTTGAGGGAGACCGTGGAGAGATGAGCCACGATCTCCTTCTGCTTATGCTTGTTGGCCTTCTCGTAGTCCAGGATCAGCTTGTAGATGGCATCCCGCAGGATGGGTTGCTTCTTAAGCCGCGTGTGATAGGAGATCTCGCGCAGGCGCTCTCTCAGTTTATTGTCCAACCGGACGGTGATGACGTGCCGTTTTTCCTCCGAAGACTTTGTCTGTGGCACTTCACGCTCCTTTCAAGGGTTCTTACGATGCAATCGAAGCGACTTTGCTGCGCGAGTGGGCAAGAAGACGCATACAGCGGTCGGTGAGTTCGCCTTCATGCTGGCGCTCGTTCAAAGAGGCTTCGTTGTACGTGCGGAGTTCTTCCTCGCCGGATTTGGTGAGGACGACTTCGGCTTTCTCGCCGGTTCCCTTCTTGACGATCCAGCCGTTGTAAGCGATAGAGCCAAGAGTATTGGCGTGAGCGTTACGCAGGTACTCGATGGTGACGTGGTTCTGAGCAATGAAGCGCAAGGTGCCGTACTGGTGACGGCTGAGATTGCGCAAGGGATTCTTCATCATTTCTGACATTCGTTGAGGTTCTCCTTTGTTGATCGATTGAATTCGGTTCTTCATCTGTCGGACGGTCATGGTTCGAGTCTTCATCGAACACCTCGCTGCATGCGCCGGAGGTCATCGATGAAGTTGGTGAGTTGGTCGCGCTTTACTTCCATGGCGAGGATGGCGTCGTCCAAGGTCACGGGGACGGGAGGGTGAAGAGGTTGAGGTATGAAGGTAGCGCCACCATTCACCGGGGGAGCAGTAAAGGGATGAGCAAGCTTGCGAGATTTAAGCTCACGAGATTGCCTGCGAGAGATCACTCCAGCCCTGATCTTCATCTCGTGAATCTGTTGATGGTTCAAGCCGTGTTGCTTGAGCCAGTCGCCTTTACTGGCCTTTGCGCCTTTACCTTGCCAGTCGCTATTAAGCTGCATGTACTCGTTGACCAGTTCAAGAAGTTCCGGCCCTTCCAGCGTGGTGTAAGCTCCGGGAGATTTCTTAGGTCTGACATAATTCACCGGCTCTAAGCGAACTGCGAGAGCCACGCTGGGTTTATTAGGGTCGAAGTGAGGATGCTCTTCCAGGTAGCGCCGCCGCATCTGGTAGAACCAGCCATCGGAGACCTTCTTCTCGTCAGTGAGGAAGGTCTTAATCTTTTTGCCGTCTTGATGAACTTGTGCCACCTCGCGGATCAGCTGCTCTTTCTCCTGATCGCTCCAAATACGGCGGCGGGGAGTCTTGTCGAATCGTTTTTTGGGCATGCTTTGCCTTCTGGTTTAAATTAAACTGCTTAGCTGGGAATGTATCAGATCAACTCAGAAAGGACAAGACCCCCTAGGTAGCATCGGAGTAAGCGGGAAGCAACTGCTGAAATCGAATGACGTCTTTCTGTAACACTTCAGCCGATAAGCCCTTCTCGTTCTCAAAGAGAAGGGGCAGGCCGCTCTCGACGCTCTTGTCAATTTCGGCGCGGGTGGCGGGCCGTCCCTGGGACCAGAAGCTCACGGCTTCGGGATCGCCCAGGTGCAGTAAGGTGCCGCCCCGGCCATCGCTAAATAGCTCATAATCCCGGCAAACCCAGACTAAAGAGACGCCGGGATTGCGATCCAGGTGGATGCCGGGAGGTTGCAGGGCACCGGGATACTCAGCGACGATATCTCCCCGGCGCGTCATGTCGGGGCGCGAGAGGAAGGGGCAGTTTTTGGCACTCCACAAAGCGCAGTCCAGGTGGCAGGCGGGCTCTGAACTAACCCGTGTTATTCCGCACATAGGGCCGATGACAAATGCTAAATGGGAACCCAGGCGCTCCCCGCAGACCCAGCAGACCTTACGCCGCAGTGCGAAGTTGCGTTTCGGGGCTTCGATGGCGCGGAACTCCGGCTCCAGTTCTCCGGTCTCGTTGGGCTCCCAGGCAACGAACCAGGGGACGGGGTAGCCGCGATGCACCGGAAGGCTCTTCATGCGCTCCGGGAGGGGCCCCAGTTCGGGCCGGAGGGCTGGGTTAGTTGGCGCGGACATAACTTGTCTCCTTTTTTGATCGGTATTCATGGCTTGGCGTAATCTGCGGCTACCTTACGGCCTTTGTGGCCTTTGCGGATACAGTCATCTGAGATACAACTACCTTTCTCGTCTACCAGAATGAAACCGCAGCCCTCACAAATGCAGGGGTAGCCGTGGTCAGGCTCCAAAGGCGGCTGGCCCCTACCAAAGTGATCGAGATCCGATTGGTCTTCCTGGAAGTCTTCCCAGGAACACTGGCGGCAGAACTCAGCCATTAGACGAGCACCGGCTCTTCTTCCGCTTCGCGCAACAGGGCGTCGATGGCTTCAAGGTCCGCAGGCGCGGGAACCGGAGCCTGGAGTGTTGCGCGGGGCGAGCGAGAGCGAGCCTTGCCGCGCAAACTGGATTCCTTCGACTTGGGCTCCTCCACTTTCTCCTGGGCAGGCTTGCGGCGCAACATGGACTGCAGGTGCTTCGCTGCTACCTGACGGTCCTTGCCAGTGGCCCCGAAAGTCATGCCGAAGAGCAAGCGGCCCTCCTGGAGGGGGATGCCCATGGCGCGGGAGACATAGGCCATAGGGCCCATTTCCTCCAGTTCAGATTCCTCAAGTTTGCCTTCCTGCTTGAGGACCATGAGGCAGTGGCCCGCGATACAGGTGTCCCAGCGGGTCATGTCGAAAGGCTTGGCGGGGTCCAGGATACTGGCCTGGGTACGCTTAATGAGAGGGCGGTTCATCGATGGCATTCCTCCATAGGAGTAATTCTGCGGCAGAAATGCGGGAAGCGCAACTGAGTAACTTAGAGGTAAGCGCCCATGTTCCACAAGGTGGCCTGGATTCCAAGGTTGATCGCGGAGGTCCAGACGGTGGTGGGGAGCAGGGCTTGGCGGTAGGAGTTGCCCATGTTCACGCCGGTTCCCTTGGCCGGGGAAGTGGGCTGCAGGGATAGGTCCGGGGTGATGGTGGAGGTGAATAAGGGATCGGCGGTGATGCCGTTCAGCATCAGGCCAGCGGCCTGCACCTGGGCCAGGGTCATGGAGGTGGAAGTCCCGGCCTGATACATGACCTGGGTGCCGTTGGGGACGACGTCGCAGTAGTCGAAGGTGGAGAAGACGGTCTTGGCGGTGCGGACCTGGACGGGGTGGGTCCAGACCCCGGCAATGATGTTGTTAATCAGGTTGATATTGCCCACGTTGGTGTCGAGCGACTGGATGCCGAAGCCCTGGGAAGAGGTCCCGGTGCCGTTATAGATGGTGTTGCCGATGATCGTAATACCCTGGGTGTCCCAGACCGGGATGCCTACATTGACGCTGTAGATCACGTTGTAAGTGATGTAAAGGTTGCTGTTCTGAGTCTGGAAGGTGCCGTAACTGATGGCGTCGATCCCGCCCATCACGCAATCGTGGATGCAGTTGTAAGAAGCGATGCAGTTCAGAGTGTTCTCATGGGTGATGCCGATTCCGGCGCAGTTATAGATCAGATTGCCGTAGGTCTGGCCGTTGGGGATCTGGATGTTCGCGCCGTCCAGGTTGATGCCCATGCCCTGGTTATCGGTGCCCGCAATAATATCGTGAACCGTGTTGTAGCGGCTCCACGCCGCGCTGGCACCGTTCAGAATCCAGATGCCGCGATCCGCGAAATGGGACACCGTGTTCAGTTCGATTAAGGCGTTGGTGTTCAGCTGGCCGCGAATGATGATGCCGCCCAGGGGAGGGTTCGAGTTGGCGGTCCCGTCGAGCACGTTGTTGTGGACGGTGGTGTTCGGGCCGGAGAGATAGAAGGCTGCGTTGCTGGCGCAGTTCTGGATGGTCCAGTTCGGGACGGCGAGAAGGTCTGCGGCCCAGTAGTTGTGGTAGATCGTGGCCAGGGTGTTGATGCCAGAGATGGTGCCAGAAGCGCGGAGGTCCAGGCTATCGATAGTCCAGAAGCCCATGTTGGGGGCGGTGACGGTGATCGCGGGGTTGTTGGGGGCTGCGGAGATGATCGGCTTCGCGCCGGAGCCGTAAGCGGAGAGGGTAATCTGGCCGGTAGAGTCCCCGCCGATGTGGACGGTGAGAGTGGTATTCAGCCAGGAGTCCCCGCGATTCAAGAGGATGCTATCGCCGGGGATCAGGGGAATGGCGGCGGGGATGCCGGTAGCGCTATTCATGCCGGGGGCGTGGGCCCAGCTGTGCGCGGAGTCCAGGCCGGTGTTGGCGTCACTCCCGGCGTTACTGACATAGAACTGGGTCGGGGCGCGGCTTCCGCTGGAGGTGGTGCGCTTCAGGGCTAACAGGTAGGCAAGCCAAGTCTGGGAACTCGAATAAGAAGCGGTGGCGGCATAGGGGCCAACGGCGGTTACGTTGCGATCCTCCAGGCCGCGATGGGAGGTAGAGGCGTTGTTCACCTCCAGGACATAGCCCGCGCCGGGGCTCAGGGTGCCGCCGCCGGAAGAGGTCACAAAGAGACCGCCCACCAGGAGATCGTTCGCATTGGTGGTGGTGAGATTGCCGCTGTTGAGGGCCGCGCTTACTGCGTTGGCGGCGACTTCTCCATCGATCACCGCAGAGGTGGCCAAGCCCTGGTATTCGGCAAAGATCACGATGGAATTGATCGCTGCGGAGAAAGTGACGGTTACGCCGGTCCCGGCGGCACCCGTGATCTGGGCGGTATAGCACCAGATAAGACGGGTTGCGCCCGTGATGGGGGAAAGAGGGGTAGGGGTCAGGGTGCCCGAAGTGCCGCCGTTCCAGGCAATGTTGGTGATGGTGGTGCTGGCGTCAGTGGCGTTGAAGATCAGCAGGACGAGCAGGTTGCCGGGGGTGACATGGGTGGTGAAGGCTTGTGAGTTGGTGGTCGAGCCGCCGGAGCCGCCAGAGGTGCCGGATTGAACGGGGGGAGCGCCGGAGGGGGCGACAACCACTGACCCGGAGGAAAGGCCGGGACCGAAGCCGGGAACGAACCCCCACCCGTAGAAAGGCATTAGTGTGTGCCGTAAACCGCAGAGACTTTATCGGTGGTGGTGCCGTAGACATAGACGATGGCTAAGTTGAGGTATTGGTCGTCACCGATGGGCGGAAACATCATCCCGCTCCCTGGGGGGATCGCCAGACCCGAAGCCGCGCCGGTCGTCGAGTCGCCAATGCGGATGGCGGCGGCATTGCCAACGGGGCAGATGACTTGCAGCCAGTTACAGGGAACGCGGGCCGGGGCGAGAGGCACCGCAACCCCGGCAGGAGTCACATCGGGTATGTTGTGAATCATACGCCAATTGTAAGAAAAGAAGGGTCTAAGGTAAGCTGATTCTGATGGAAGCAGTCGGATTTGGAAGGAAGCTTGCGGGGACCGCGAAACAGGCTACTCCCCAGCAACCCTGGTTCGAGATCCCCTCCAGAAAGCCAAGTAACTTACCCAACAGTATAACATGGGCGTTTCCCGCCTTTGTTTCATCACCGAAGACACCTTCGCGCCAGCTAAGTGCCAGTCGCGAGTTTTTGCGGCGTACCGGGGTCTCCCCGGTCACCATACGGCGGGCTCATCCAGATTAGCTCAAAATAAAGGTCGAAAAAGCGCATTTTCGGAGTTTCAGACTTACTTATTGTTGTTTAAGCTTCGGAACCCTCAGAAACAGCTACGCGGGGCTCCTGGCGGGGCTTCGGCTTGGATTTTCGGGCTGCAGGAGCGGCTTTTGCCTTCTCGCGGGCCCTTTGCTCCCGGTGGTGGCGCTTCCAGCGCAATCGCTGCGCATCCGCGATCCTTTGCCGCGCCGATTTGGAGAGTTGGTGATGCTTGGCGGGTTTGGGGAGGGGTTTGGTGTCTGGAGAGAGGGAAGAGCGGCGAACGGAGCGGTAACCATCCCCCGCAGCTGCGATTTGACCCTTCAACTCGTTGATTTTCTCTGTTACAGTCCGGTGACGAGCTTCCAAACCGGCGTAAATCAGTTCCAGGGCCTCTAGCGCGGAAAACCCTGTGATATGTAGTGTCAACATGGTGAACATTATAGCCCTAAGTGGTTACTGGGCTCCAGAATCCGATTTAAGACAAGCTAGGACGTGGTTATGGCCGGTTAGAGCCTGTTCCCAGGTGGTATAGCGGGCAAGGATCTCGCAGCCCTCGATCTTGCGAAAGAAAGCGGTTTCAAAGAGCAGCGGCGGATGCTGTTTCACCGGTAGATTCATCGCCAGGGCGTGATGGTTGTGATCCATGCCAAGGAAGATGGTCGAGAGCCGCCAGCCAGGGCCCTCGTCTTCGGCTATGTGCCGTTCGCTCCCCAGGATCTGGCTGAACATCATCGCGCATTCCTGGTAACTGCCGGTGCAAGGGACGGCAACGTGGCCCTCCAGCCGGTAGAACCGGGGGCGCTTGTGTTTTCCCATGAGGAGAAGTCTACAATATTCCCATGCCGAAGTTGATCGATGATATCCGGCGCAAGAACGCCAGGATCAAGATGCCGTTCATTGTGGCCGAAGAGATGGAACTCTACTGGGCGCGGCAAATGAGAGCGGTGGTGGACCTGCTGCGCGATCCGCAGCTGCCGGTGCTGGTGATCGACAACGTGGCTGAGTACTTCTATGCGGGAACGGACCAGGAGTTCTGGGATCTGAAGCGCGACTTCCCGAATCTCGCGCCGCCGTTCCCGCAGTTCTGGTGCGAGTACCGGATGGCGAAGAAGATCAGTTCCAAGCTATGCGGAGATACCGACTTCACGCAAATCATGCCGCTGGGGGGCAGGGTGGGCCAGCTGATTACCACACTCGATCCCAAGGAGATTACAGCGGTACAAGTCCCGGAGAACACTAAGTGGGGGCTCTGGGCTGAGATCTTCATCGACTTCAGCGAGGATGAAATCACCTGTACCGGCCCGCACGGCTCGATGCTCATCTTGGTCGACGCCGAAGGCCGGATCACCGGCCACCCGCAGATTCAGAACCTGGGCGGCAAGGACGTCGAGCCGGTGGCGCAGAGCCTGCTTTCCTGGCTGCATCCGGCGCTTCTGACGATCAGTTTCCTGCACTGCAAGAATGTCCAGGTGGTGGAGAATCCGGTGCCGCCCAAGCTCCAGAAGAGATACCGCGAGAGGCATCCGGGAGACCAGCTGGCACCGCATAAGACGCTGGTGATCGAGCCGCTCAAGCAGATACTGAGAACCCAGGGAGGAAGCGGGCAGGTAGGATTGGCGAAGGCCATGCATATCTGCCGGGGGCACTTCAGGGATTACCGGGAGGGCAAGGGGCTGTTCGGAAAGTACCACCAGTTAGTCTGGACCCCGGCGATTGTAAGAGGGACCAAGGGGAAGGAAGCGCCGCCCAGAGAGATAGAGGTGAAGATATAATGCCATTCTTAGACGACGTACAGGTACAGGAGTTACTTGCGCTGGCCTATCTGCACCGCGCCTGTAATGGCTGCGGGCAGGTTACCGCGATGGACTACTGCCGGAGTTGCGATGAGTTCTACTGGATTCACCAACCGGGGTGCCTGATGTTCGACCCGAAGCACTACGGGCACCGGCTCACGATTGTGCCGTTTGTGGAGAGCAGGATATGAAGAAGCTACTGACTAAGGCAGATTTTGACGCTCTCGAATGTAATACGCCTAACTGTGACCACAACCAATGCGTGTGGTTTCTGCAGGCCCTCTGCTGCATGGACGAGGGCCTTGAGGTCCGCTACGACAAGGTTCTGGGGCACCTGATAGTCAGTTGCCACCGATGCGGAGATGAGGTGGTTAGGATTCAACCGGCGGGATAGCTATGGCGACGATGGAAGATCTAGAAGACGTGATTTGGAAGCCGTCATGACCTACGACAAAGACCTGAACCGGTGCTGTTCGATATTTCGCGTTTTGCTTATGGTCAACCTTACCTCAGGGGGGCTCAACCTCTACCAGCGAAACTGGTCGATTGGGTTGGCTCATGCGATTTGGGTTTTCTGCTGCTTCCAGATCTTACAAATCATCAAGTGCCAGCAGGAGACCCGCGACTATGCGCGTACCGTACAATCGGCAATCCAGCTTTGGATGGAAGGCAAGATCCAGAAGCCGTGAAGTACTGGATCAGCTGCAACCGCTTCACCATCCAGGTGGAGACCGATGCGCGGGAGGTGATTGTGTGGGCCGCGCCGATTGCCCATAAGTTTCGCGGCCAGCCGCTGCTCAACCTGCTGAATTGGGCCAGGAAATTCGGCGGGTTATACTTCGAGAAGTTATGATTGCCTTAAAAGCTATCTTCCGGGTTACCGCCGGGGTGATTCCCGGCACGTTGATTCCAGAACATACCAAGCAGTGGAACTACACCAGCGAGGACTACGAGAAGGATTGCGCGGCCAAGCTGGATGAGCCCACGATCTTCAGCACGCAGCTGGGCGAGGCGCACGAGTACGCCAAGCGGCTGAGCAATCCGGCGTACCTCAACTGGGTCAAGGTCGATTGGGTGTGGATATGAGAGGCAAGGGATGACTACCCATACACCGGAAAGTAAGTGCCTGAACTGCGGGTACGTGATGGATGCCGCGACGGGGTTCGGGCCGGATGACAAGCCCAGCGAGGGGGACATCGCCATCTGCTTCCGCTGCGGGGCCGTGATGGCCTTCGGCAAGGACTTGAAACTGCGCGGCCTGAGTGACCAGGAGATCGCCAGGATCGAAGCGGACTCCTTGCTCGTCCGCGAGTTATCCCTCCAGATCCAGGGAAGGCGCTTACTCCTCTACACAAGGCGGCAGAAAGCCAACTAAGTTAGACTTACCCCAACTTAGATTGTAACCACTTACTTTTTTCTTTTTTGGGGTGTATACGGAATCAGCCCCGCGCCTCGCGGGGGTAGGGCACCCCCCCTGGACAATTCCGCTAAGTCCTTTAGAATCCACCGATGATAATGCACATTATCATCTCGCGCTTGGTAACCATCCGGGAGTAACCTGGGACTCAAAGCAAATGGGTTAGACTCTAACTCCGATTGCAGCGGTGATGGATGCGGATGTGGAGGCGGATGTGGAGGCGGATGTGGTTTGTTATCAGCACTATGGGAGTGGTCATAAGAAAAGCTTATGGGCCATAAGGGGAGCTTATTGCATGGGTTCGGGGCTATCTCTTTCCCTTTGTTTCCAACCACTTAACATTCTCACTCCCCAGTCAACGTTAACTGGAATATTCCTCACTACTATATGTAACGTTTTCCCCGATGTAACGTCTTATCTATTCCGCCGTTACTTGACGCGGAAATAGCAAGGTGACTTACTCACCTTGACTCCATGACCTAAGGACACTTACCGCAATGAAACGCATTGCCTCAGCTGCTAAGACTCGTCTACCGAAACTCTCCCAGGGCTATATTCTGTATGAGAACGATTCCATCGTAGTCATCGCCACGGGTATCACCCGCAAATCCACCAACAAAAAGACGGGCGCAATGATCCAGATCTACATCCTGGTACGGCATACGCACCCCGTCGAAGCCGTTAAGTTAGGGCTGGATCGCGCTATCTGCATTGACTGTATCCACATGGGTACCGAAGGGTTTAAAGAGCGCAGTTGCTATGTGGACATGAAAGGGCCCATAGCCGTATGGGAAGCGTACCAGCGCGGATCGTACCCCCACATCACAGAGGAACTGTACGCCCGCGTGTTCACTAACAGGGCCGTCCGTTTCGGCACCTACGGGGAGCCATGCTTGATTCCCCTGGGTATCATTCGCCGCATTGTGCGCGTCTGCAATCGCCATAGCGGCTATACGCACCAGTGGGCTAACGGAATTGACGGCGAGTACCTGCAGTACCTCATGGCATCCTGTGACCGTCCCGGTGACGCGGACAAGGCGCATGCCCTGGGATTCCGTACGTTCCGCGTGGAACCTACTCACGGTGTATCGCCTCTCCCAGGTGAGATCATTTGCCCGTCAGAGTCGCGTGGGCATAACTGCGTCGACTGTAAGCTCTGTAACGGCGCTGTATCAGGCGCGAAGTCGGTCATGATCACGGTACATGGCGCGGGCGCAAGGCATCTCCAAACCAAGCTAGATCGCCTCATTCAAATCGAGGGATTCGCCGCCTAACTCCTGGGGGAGTAACTTACTCCCCCATAACTTACCTAACTTATCGACTAAGGACACATACCAATGAAACTGACAAGAGAAGAAACCAAGAAACGCGCCGCCCTGATTGCTTCCGTTATTCCAGGGTCAACAGTAGTAGCGAACGCCTGGAATATCACGGTTGTTACCCGTGGCGGCAAACACGTTGCCATATGGGTTGGGCGTAAAGATGGATTCACCAAAGTGGAGTGGGCACGCTAATGAAAAAGCAATACCGCATTCAACGTAGCGACTATCTGGGTATCGTTACCCGCGCCTTTGGGGGCAGATGTGCTTCCTGGTCCCCGTGGCGCACTGTGATAGCCCGCGATCATGAGGAAGACGCTACGGCGCTGTATGACGCATGGTCCCGTAAGGGACTCACCCGCTGGCGGCTGATGTATGGCAAGGAAGTTATCCGCAAGAGTGAATAATCGACAAAGGACACCCACAATGCACACATTGGATCTCACCCAATACGACGTCACGGTGTGACTAATAGCCCACTAGGAGCCCACCTATACGGAGGGCTCCCGTGGGGGCTGTTAGCCCTCATATCGAAAGGACACTTATGACATACGTAATCAGACTGATCAACGACAACTCGATGCAAACGCTGTACAGCGGCAATTCCGCTAAAGCCGCCCAGAAGGCCGTGGATATGGCACGCGGCATCCTGATCATCTCCGGCGGCACTGCTGGCATCTATGGGCACGTTTGGGGCAAGACCGCCCTGTTGTGGGAAGTGAACGACGGCCAAGCCACATGCCCCGAAGGGACCAGCCCGCTGGCATGATAGAACTGATTGAAGTCCTGGGCTTTGTCGCGCTAATGATCGTAATCTATATCGGAAAGAGAAAAGGATTGTGGAAGTAAGTAATCGAAAGGACATCTTATGGCATACGTAAAGCAAACCAACGGCACGATTCGCGAAGTACTCAACCTGGGCTGGATCTTGCGCCACTGGCAACATGTGGAACGCCTGGAATGGATCTCCGGCCCTGGGGGCTGGAATAACACCTTCCGCGCTTACCTGAAGGATGGACGCGAGTACGTCACCGACTACGCTTGCTTCGAAGTCTGGAAGGGCTTTATCAATCGCCCCGTGTTTCGCGGGCTACCAGCCACGGTCGACGGCATCACCGGACGCATCTAACATCAATCGAAAAGGACACTAATACCATGCAAACGACGATCAATAAGAACCTCCTGCAGTACGCGGTCCAGACCGCTATCGCTTGCCCCCGTTGCGCGAAAGTGCTCGACATGCGCCAAGCGGTTACCACTACCCTGACCGTGCCGGATAACGGCACGCGCCAATTCACCATGTGCTGCGCCTGTTGGGACAAGGTGCGCCTGGAACTCCATGACCTTGCCATCGGCATCAAGGGCAACCTTGACGTCTTAGATGGCCGCGACTTATTCCCTCCCACCTTGGCCGAAGCTAAGCGCATCGTGAAGGCCATGGGGATGACCCTCCGCTATGATCGCGAGTACCAGGAGTACAGCGTCAACTATCCCGGCGGCAAAGAGGCTACCCGCTGCTACACCAATGACATCCTCGATGCCATCGGGACCGCTAAGGCCATGGCCAAGGCAAAGGGAGGCAAGTAAGATGCAGCTTCTCCGCAATAAGACGAGCAACCGCTACTGCGGGCCGAATGCCCTGGCCCTGCTCACCGGCCAGCATGTGGACGATGTGACCCGCATGCTGCGCATGGTATCCGGCAGGCCCGCGATCAAGGGCACGCATAACCGGCATATGTTAGCCGTCCTGGAGCGCCTGGGCTTTAGCGCATTGCCGGTCCCCCTGGGGGCCGGTGCCGATACCCGGAAGGGCAAGCGCACCTCCTGCCCTACCCTGGCGAAGGCCCTGCGCACCGTTCTCAAGGACCGCCAAGCCTCTCAACGGTTCCTGGTAGTGGTTGGGCACCACTACGTGTGCATCCAGGGCCGGAAGGTCTGGGATTACCGCGACTACCCGGAAGGGGAGTTCCTGGGCTCCTGTAAGCTGCGGCGGTGCCGCGTCACCGGCATCTGGGCAGTGAGCCTGAAGGGGGACCAGCCGGTCCCCCCACCGGCCAAGCCCGCCTCTACCGCGATGCAACGCGCCCGCTTCATTCCGGCCATTGAGAAGCTGGGCCTGGAAGTGGACGCCGATGTGGTTGATGCCCCCAGGGGCTTTGTGTTCAGCGGCACGGGCAACCATTGCCGCGCCATCACCGGCACTTATGCCGAAGCCCTGGAAGATATCCAGAGCATTCTGCCCCTGGTGCCTTGCACAGATCCCGATTGCGACATGTGCCAGGAGGAGAACTAACATGACGGTATATCACTGCACCTGGACACGGCTGGTTGACCGCATTTATAAGCAAGGCCTGCGCACTATGCAGGCTTCCAACTGGAAGATAGCCTCTAATGGCACCCGCTACGGGAGTGGGGCTATCTTCGCCTTCGCCAGTAAGTGGGACGCCATCCGTTGGGCGGCTAAGATGGACTGGCAGTTCTATGGGCGGCACGCCACGGGAGAGGTCACCATTCTCACCCTGGAACATGAGGGCCCCTGGATTACCGATGACGCGGACCCGCTTACCCAGGCGCAATGCGAGGGCCCCTGGCTCAAGACATATCATCATATTCCCGGAGCCGCGATCACCGATGCGGATCTGTTGACGCAGGATATGGTCAAAGCCCTGGTCAAGCGCGTCAATCAGCCCCAGTTAGCTAGAATCGAAGGCAAGTAATCTCAATCGAAAAGGACACCTTATGACAACGAACATTAAAGAGCAGGTATTTCCCAAGAGCAGTCTCTTCTCCCCCGGCAACGGGCGCGACTATCTCAAGACCCCCGAAGGCGAGATCTTCTCCATCAATGGCCTGTACTGCGACAAGGACGGCAACCAGGACCGTTGGGGAAGCTATACCAAAGTCATCGACATCCGCTGGACGGTAGTCATCTGGCAGGACTGCTATGTGGGCCTGAATCCCGATTACAGCTATAAGACAGAGCGCCGTCTGGTATTCACAGGCGATAACCGGGATGAGGAGATCCTGGCACGCTACGGCTACCGGATGGAACGTGACGCGGAAGGCTACAAGAACGTATTCCCCCTGGAGGTCAAGTAAGTTATGCCGCGCTTTGTGGTGGGGACCGGCCAGCGTTGCCCTATGACAGAGCACTTGAAGATCGCCCTGGTAGCCAAGCGCGTGAACTGGCTGGTCTACCTGGGTTACCAGGGCATCCTCATCACCGATAAGGAAAGCGGTTGGAAGTGCATTGCCAATGGCAAGGTAACCGCAGAGCAGCTAACTAAGGCTCTGCATGCGGATGAGGTAAGCATCGCCCATCTGCTGAAGCGTAGAGAGTACCAGAAGAAACAATATCGAAAGGACAAAGAACGATGATATTCCCCACAATCCACCTGAACGGCACTAATCCCCAGGACCTCCTGGAAGACCAGCTGCACATGATCGATAAGTTACGGGACGCCATCCGCGCCATGGAGCACAACGGCCCCAATGGCCGGGACTACTATCCCCAGGGCTCCCAGGCGTTCCAGCATGCCGTGGAGGAGCACGAGCAGCGGCTCCTGGTATTGCGCAACGTCCTGGCTGAGCTAGAGACGATTGCGGAACATGTGGCGAAGCACGTTTAATCGAAAGGACACCATAAGCAACATGACGCGCAAACAACTGATCGAGGAAGTCCAGAAGCTGCGGAGGAAGGGTGACCCTCTGGTCCCCTTCGATAAAGCGGAGCTAGAACAACGCCTGAAGGAATACCAGGAGAGGGAGAAAGCTAAGCCACGGGCCTAAGGGCACCCTGGATCGGGCTCCCATGCCGGAGCCCCTTCCAGGCTATCCTTAGCCTATATCGAAAGGACACTATGACATACAACGTAACGATCACTGATAGCGGTGCCCGCGTGTCGAGCACCATCGAAGCCGCCGATATCGAAGCCGCTTGCGAGTTGATGGAGAAGTCCATGAAGGAAGCGGAGCAAGTCACCGCCGGGAATCCTGGTTGTGAGCCGCGCACCGAATGGATTTGCTTTGTCCTCGCTGGTTACTACGCTGAGTGCAGTCTGCGCTCCGAAGGCGAACAGGACGCCGCTTGCTGGACTAAGGTCACCATCGAGGAGGTCCGGTAATGGGCACTGACGTCACCATGCGTTGCCGCCATTGCGGCTCGACTCGCAAGGAACATACCAAGCACAAGCCTTACCTCTGCCCCACGCGCCTCAGGGACACCTCCTGGGAGCCGTGGAGCGCCGAAGGATACGAAGCCGCTGTAGAGGCTGGCAAGACCGCTGTGAACCCTGCTAAAGCCGCCCCGGAAATGGAGGATGGTATCGTTCTGGAGCCTGATTACCACTTCCTGTTCCGGCGCTTCCTGGAGGACGCCAAGAACGCCGGGGCCAGCCTCGATCTGGACCTCGCCGCCGCCCATTCCGATGGACGTCAGAGCGTCGATGAACACCTGGGCAACCATGCCAAGGTGCTGCGCGTGGTACAGGGCCTGATCGCGCCCTTGACTATCTGCCTGCAATCAGCCACTAGCGCAAGCGAGGTCCAGCAGCTGCGCGAAGTGATGGCGAAGACCCTGGAGAAACTGGATCAGGACGCGACTAAGACTGAAGCCCGCTTCTGGAGGGATATCTAATGGCCGGTTCGAAGGTACAAACTCGCGCTATTACGCTTACCCCAGGTTCCCCGGATGAACCTATCCGGCAGGTCCTGGCCATCCGCTCAAAAATCGGATATGCATGTACCATCCTGGAGGACAACTGCCCCACGTATGCCTTTAAAACTGGCCGTATGGGGCTGTTGAGCCTTGTGCGCTACCTGATCGAGGTGCTTAAACCAACTGCCGATGAGCGTGCATTCATCGAAAAGGGCTATATGCAGAAGGAGGGTCAGTAGGATGGCCGGTTCGAAGACGCGCAGTATCCGCATTGTCGCCGCTGTAGCGTGTCCTGAGTGTGGTGCCCTGGCGGGGGAGCCCTGCAAGAACCGGGAGCCCCATCGCGCCAACCTGGGGCCGGAAGACCGCCGGGGGGTGCCTATCCGGCCCCACAACCTGCGGCGGATGGCCTGGATCGAATGGAAGCAGCAGAACGGAATCATCTAACTAGAATAGAGAGAAGAGGACTTATGACTAAACAAACCAGCACTACCCAGAACCAGCTGGTCCCCATGCCGGGACTGCCCAAGAGCGTAAGCGCAGCCGATGCCCTGGTGGAGATGGCCTTAGCTACTTGCACCAGCGACAACACCCGCCGCGTTTACCGGCTGCGGCTCCGCTACTATCTCGCTTCCCAATTACCCTTCAACCGGGAAGGGGTCGCTGCGCACTTGGCGCAGCTGCGCCAGGAGGGAAAGGGCGAGTGCGTCACCATGCTGGCCATGGCGGCGATCAAGAAACTCGCCAAGGAAGCTGAGATCCGCCACCTGATCTCCTATGACGAGTACCGCCAGATCACCGACTTATCCGGCGGCAAGGTGCAACGCCAGAAGACGGGCATGTGGCTCACCGTTAGCGAAGTCGAAGACCTCCTGGCCCTGCCTGACCGCACGACTTACTACGGCAAGCGCGATGCCGCCATCCTCTGCGCCCTGGTGGGCACCGGCCTGCGCCGGGATGAGCTACTTCACCTGAACTGGGACCAGTACCAGTCCCGCGAGGGCCGGATGTGCCTTGTGAACGTGAAGGGCAAGGGAGGGAAGCTGCGCACTGTGCCCGTGCCCCTCTGGGCCCAGCCGGATATCGACGTCTGGCAAGTCACCATCCAGACCCAGGAGCCGCCCCCGGCTCCCGGCGCTCTGGAAGCCGCCAATCTCATCAGGCGGGAGCGGCACCCCTTGAACTCCAAACGCTTCTGCGGGCGCTTGGGCTCGACGCGCCTCGCGGAGATCGTCATCGGCTACGGCCAGCGGATCGGCATCGACCTCCGGCCCCATGACCTCAGGCGCACCCTGGCGAAGATGATGCACCGTGCCGGTGCCGGGATCGAGCAGATTCAGTTCACCCTGGGGCACCAGCACATGCAAACCACCACCATCTACCTGGGCTCCCTGCTCGAAATCGCCCCCGGCCAAGCAGGCGTGGACAAGGTCCAGATCGCCATCAACCGCAAGCTGCGCACCAAGGTAGTCGAGATGGACCGGCTGGACTCCCACCTCGCCGCCGCCGGGGGGAAGGCATGACCTACTGGGATGCCCCCGGATTGAGCCAGGAAGCCCCAGGAGCTTCTCCCAGGGCCCCATTGGCCGGTAAGACACCCCCCAGGCGTTGCCAGGGCTGGAACGTCTTCAGCCGCGACTCCCTGCGCCCCCGCATGGCCTGCCGGTGCTGGGCCCGTCCCGGCTCCCCCTTTTGCCGCTACCACCAGCCCCCCGCGAGTGCGCAAGAGCCCCTCCGGGAGAGCGAGTACCCGCAAAGTGAGGCGGCTCCGCAGGAGCCGCCGGTACGCGGGGACGAGCGGGTGAGGGGGAGAGAAGCGGAAGGAGAACAGGGATGCCGGTGAAACAGCTGAAGTGGTGGGAAGGGGAGTTCCTCAGAGCCTGCGGTCTAGCCTGCTTGTATGGAGTGGAACTGAGTGTAGACCAGTTCTGTGCCAGCAGGGGCCTGGAGCCGGAAGATAGGGATCTCCTCTTGCCCTACCTGCGGAAACACTGTATAGCTGAGTAACCTCGCAAACCCTATGGGGGCAGAGCCAGTGATGCGGCTCCTGCCCCCTTTTTTTGTATCTACCAACACAACTCTGGAAACCCGCTTTTCCCTTCATTTCTCTCTAGTGAAAACCTATACATATCATGGGGGTAGTCAGCTACCCTACTTTGCGGGTATCCGGCCACATAGCCCTATTTCCCGCTATCGCCGGAGCCCCAATAACAACGGGGTCCGCGAGGACATAAGTAGGCCGTGAGCGGCGGCTCGAAAGAGCCGCCCGAAAGGACTACCTTATGTCTTCTTTCTTTATTTAGCCTCTCTTTTTAACAGGAAATTTCGGTCTTTATTCTGGTTTCTTACAATGGTATATGGCTGGCGCTATTAATGTACTAGCGGAATGCACTTGTTATTAATGGTTCCCTCTATTGACAAACTTATTCCCATGAAATAGCGTTACTGCCATGAAGCAACTGCGCAACGACTACCGCTGGGGCAACCTCCGGCTGATCAGCGGGTATCAGACTCCCAGTTACGCCGAAGGGCCGAAGGGGCGCTATGTGGCCGATACCCACGGCGGGCCGTACATGTGGCGGCTCCGCTGCGACTGCGGCTACGAGTGGGAGATCCCGGAGAACGAGTTCCCCGGCAGGAGGGCCCTCCGCAGCTGTGGGCGCAAGGAATGCACCGTGACCGCCAAGCCCCCGCGCAAGGTCCGGGTGGTGAAGACCACCCTCTCCCTTTCTCTCGCGGTAGATACCATCAACGGCATCCGCCAATACCAGACGGCTAAGAACCTGAGCCTCTCCAGTGCCGCCAACATCCTGCTCGACAAGGGACTGGCCAGCGTCCTGATCGAGGACGACTGAGCGCCCCTGGCGGCGAATCCCTGATGATAATGCCGCTTGTCATCAAGACCCAAAGTTAGGTGCTTTGTTTCACAGTTTATAATTGTTCTTGCCTCCATCACGATAACTCTGATATCCTTCCGGGCAAATCCAACTCCCCAGGCTGGACCGGCTATGCGTACTGTTCCTTTACCGGATCGCCCCTGGGGGCAGATGGAAGTCGCACCTGGAAGGTTTGCGCCCCAACGGACCAACGGGAAGCGCCTTGCAGGTTGGGAGGACCTGAACGTGACGCTCTTAGCGAACGAGATCGGAGTTTCCTTCCGGTACCTGCTAGGCGTCCTGCAAGGGCAGAGAAACTGCACCTTGGCTCTCCTCCAGCGAACCGCCCAGGCGCTAGGCGTCAGCCTTGTCGAGCTTATTACCCGGATCGAGCGTGCCTACCATCTGCGGGCCGCAGCCGTTCCCAAGAGTAAGAGCGAGATCCGGCGGCACCAAAGTGAGCGCAGGGCTTTGCAGTGGAACCGGCGCAGCACGTAACCCGCTATGCCAGAAAGCCAGCTATGCACGATGTTAAAACGATCTCGCGAGGATGAGCACGATCCAGACAAGCTGTACTTACTCCCCAATGAGTTCCGCATCGATAAGTTATGCAACGTAAGACCCTTCACCAGTCAACTCTCCGAAAGCGAGGATGAGGCGCTGATCAACCTCGCCCGCAGCATCGAGGAGATCGGGCAAGTCGATGACGTGGTCATCACTGAAGGCCACATCATCATCAGCGGCCATCGGCGCGTCAAGGCATTCATCATCATCAACGAGAGGCGCAGCAAGAATTGCCGCCCCTTACTGCGTGTGCGGTGCCGCATCGACCGTGATCCCGGCGATCTCCGGCGCAAGGCCATCCAGGCTAACTTACAGCGCGATAACCTCACCTTGATGGACCAGCTGTACATCATTCTCGACATGCGGCGGAAGCACCCGGAATGGCGCAACGTGGAGCCCATAGCCGATTACCTGGGGATCAGCGTGAGCAGCGTGCTGAATATCCTGAAGCTCAACAGCGCCTCGCTTCCCCTGCAGCATCAGATCCACGATGGCACCATCAGTTACTCCACCGCGCTTACCGTCATCCAGGAGACCGAAGACCCCAACCTGCAAGCCGAAATCATCAACAAGGCCAGGACCGCGCAGCTGGAGACCAACACCGAAAAGACCATCGCCCAGGCCGATGCCAAGAAGATCAGCAGGCGCAAAGCCATGCGCAAGCTGATCCACATGAAAGACGGGCTGAAGATAGAATCTCCGGCGGTCAAGCAGGTAATCCGCGAGATGCATCTGGCGGATCGCAATGGTGACTTACAGCCTAAGACTTCGCCGCATACCAAGCGGGAGCGGGCGGAACTCCTGGAGGATCTCGCCACCCTGATCAAGAGCACCCTCCACCCGCCCCATAAGCACTTCCTCGATCACTTTGTCAATATTCATGCGGCTGGCGGCGGCACGGTGGAGGAGCTTCGCAAGCTCTGGCTGGTGGCCATCGGGCTTGTGAGCTAGTCATACCGGCAGGGGCGGTCATACACTGGTGAGCATGCCAAAACCCCGCTGTATGATTACTCCTCTGCCGGTAAGTCCCATCGAGAATCTTATCGTGCAATACCGCAACGTCATGCATCTCCCTGATCCTGGACCGCTGTATGTGCTGATGGGGGCCGTGGCCGGTAACATGATCGAAGGCGCTCCCTGCTGGCTGATGATGGTGGGCGCTCCCTCCTGCGGCAAGAGCGAACTGTTGAACTCGCTTTTGGCCGTGCCCCACATGGTGGAAGCCGCCGATATCTCCGGCGAAGCCGCTTTCCTTTCCGGCTGCGCAGCCAAGGACATCTCCAAGAACGCAACCGGAGGTCTGCTCTGCGAGATCGGGGATGCCGGGGGCCTGATCATCAATGACCTCACCAGCATCTTGTCGAAACACGATGAAAAGATCAGCGCCATCATGGCCGTCTTCCGCGAGACTTACGGCGGCAGATGGACGCGGCACCTGGGCAGTGAAGGGGGCCGCACCCTGAACTGGACCGGCAGGCTGGCGGTCTTCGCCGGTTGCACCAACGTGGTTGACCAGCGGCATGAAACCGCTTCCGGCATGGGCGAGAGGTGGATCTTCTACCGCTTCGAACAGCGCGAGGGGGACGAGCAGTGGGCCAGCGTGGATCTGTCGGTGACCGCTTCCCGCCCGCCCCGCTGGCGCGAGACGCTGAACGCAATCGCAGCCCAGTTCTTTCAAGACCTCAACCTGAGCTTCCGCCAGCAACTGCCCCGCCGCATGCTCACCAACCTGGAGCGCATCCGCATCCACCGGTTGAGCGTAGTGGCGGCGCGGTGCCGGTCCAGCGTGCCCAGGGACCGCTACTCGAAAGAGATCATCGCCACCCCCGAAGCGGAGATGGCCGTGCGCCTCGCCACCGCTCTCGCGCAGCTGTACCTGGGGATGGACGCCATCGGCGTATCCAAGGCCCGCGCCTGGAAGCTGCTCACCAAAGTCGCCATGGACTCGATGCCGAAATTGCGCTACGTCCTGATCCAGGCCATTGCCGCGCAGCCGCATTCGCTAGAGGAGTTGCAGGCGCGGCTGGGCTGCAACCTGAATGTCGTCAAACGCACCGCCGAAGACCTGGAGTTCCACGGCGTGATCCGCCAGGAGAACGGCAAGGTCAGGCTCACCGACTGGATGCAGGACAAATACCGCAAGCTGATGGCCACGGCGGCTCCCGTCAGCGCCATGTATTGACATGAAACCGGGGCCGGTCATGCTGCTCTGTCCTCAATGCCAGCGCTACTTCCAGGTGCCGGTGGGCGAGGACGAGGACGGCTATTTCTGGCCCTCCCTTCCTCCGCACGAGCCCTGCAGCCAAAAACATGGTTTAGAGTCTAACTGCGATTCCAGCGAATAAGCCCAACCGGTGGGCGCTCCCCGCGCCGCCCCACAAGCGGCGGGGGTCCGCTCCCCCGAAAGCCTGGCCCTAATTCAGACTCCGCGGTCTGAATCGGCCGGCACCGGACCAAGTCAACTTACCCCACTTACTCTATGTGCCAAATCATCCGCATAAGTCGACTTATGCAGAACGGTTGAATTTCAACTAGCACGGGCGTACACTGGCCTTTCGCGAGTTATTCTGATTTCCAGAAAGAAGAGAGGACAAAGTTATGCCGAAAGCACAAGGCTTGATGAACCCGGAGAATGCTTCCAAGGGTGGCGGGGTATTCAAAGAGGGGATAGCAAGAATCGATGCCAATTACTACACGGTCCACCAGGGCAAGCCAGGAGAGGGTGAGTCTCCGGTGCCTGCCACTAAGTGGCTATGGGAAGTAAGCCGTCTCCAGGAGAACGGCGAGGACCCGATGGTGGACGAGCACGATGAGCCAGTGAAGGAAGAGTTAGTCTTTTCCTTTGGCGGTAAGTGCCTGCCCTTTGTCCACCCCGGCAAAGCCGATGGGCCCGATGATGAAGAGCCCGAAGACCTGGGGACGACGCTAGGCGTCAAAGGCAACACGATCTACCTGAACGCTGCGGACTGGAAGCCCAACGAGCGGAGCGGCCTGATGACTCTCACCAAGAGCATGCAGAGCCTGGGCATCAAGCCCGAATTCCTCAACCGCTGCTGGGCCCCGGACTGGAACGGCTGCGTGTTCGAGATGAAGAGCCTGCCCTCTACCGGCGCGGACGGCAAGACCTTCAACTACAAGATCGTCTCGCGCATCCTGGTGGGCCCCGGCGGCAAGAGCAAGAGTAAGAGCACCAACGGCAAGGCCAACGAAGTGGAGACCTATCTCGCGCCTATCCTGCACGCCATCAGCCAGGAGTTGGACGGCACCCAGGTGACGCGCAAGGTCTTCCTGAATCGCGTGCGCGGGGCGCTCGACGCCGGTCACGTCGATAGCAAGCTCCTGGTGCCGATGCTCAGCTTGTGCAAGGACGATAAGTGGCTCCTGGAGCACGGGCAGACCTTCGACTTCATCCTCGACCCCGGCCAGAACACCATCACGTTCGGCACGGTCTAAGTTCGCCGCCGGGGGTTTTGCGTCCATTTCCCCCCAGTGCGAAGCGGGGATCGCAGGTTTAGTGGCCCTTTGCCTGCGGTCCCTTTCCCTCTACTAAGTCCCAGGAGAAGTAGTGTGCCCGTGCTCATAATCGGAATGGAATACGTGCTCGACAAGGAAGACCAGGATCTTGCAATTCACATCGCCAAGATCAGAGTCTCAGCCGCGAAAATGCATGGCCATACATTCCGCCCGTTCAATGACGATACCCCCATGGAAGTCAACGTCGAAGGGGCTGCGGGCGAGATCGCCTTTTGCCGCTTGGTGGGAATGGAGCCCGATACCAGCACTCCCGAAGCAAACCGTTCTTCCATGCAGGGCAGAGACAAGAAAGATCTGATCTATCACGGCAACCGAATCGACATCAAGACCACCTGGGCCTATCACTTATGCGACAAGCCGGTCCCGGTTGAGTATCTTCCCGATTACTACGTGATGATGCGCGGCTATTGGCCGCAATACCAATTCATGGGAGCGATCAGCGGACTCGACTTCAAGAAGAAGTGTCACCGGATGAAACAGTTCCGCAATGAAATGTACGGCGTGGGGATGGAAGAGTTATCCGCTGAGATCCTTTGCAAAGCAGGTTGCGTGCATGCCTAGACTCCTGGAGCAACGCGAGATCCACCTAGAGTTCTCCGACATCGACCGCATGCTGGAGAAGCGGCGGATCGGCGGCATGAAGCGCTCTAGCGGGATCCACCTGAGCGGGATCATCAAGCATGTTCTAACGGCGGCGGGCCAGCTTACCGGCGAGGACCTGGGCGACATGATGCCCCTGCGCATGGCCGTTGGCATGGCCTGGGAGATGTTCTGCGTACAGCTGTGGCCGGAGTTGGATTGGCAACCCGGAGAGGTCACCAGGGACAACGTGATCGGCTCCCCGGACGGCGTGAGCGGCGATGTCCTGGAAGAGATCAAGGCCACCTGGATGTCGCGTCTGGAGAAGACCGAAACCAAGGGAGTGATCCCCCCGCCGCGCAACATTATCGAGATCAAGCGGTGGATGCTGCAGCTGGCCGGTTACCTGTACATGATGGGGCTGAATAAGGCCAGGATGCATGTGCTCTGGGTGAATGGGGACTACCGCAACAGCGGGCCCCAGTATTTCACTTACCTGTTGGAGTTCAGCCAGCAGGAATTGGAGCGGATCTGGAACAACTTAGTTCTCCCGAATAGGGCCGGAGCGAAGGCAGAGGAGCACTAAATGGAAGTAACACCAGAGATGGCTGAATTAGCACAACGCAGTATTGCGTTGGCATTTCTGGAAACACGGCATTCGGACAATTTGATGGACCGTGTACAGCAAACGGCGGAATACCTTCTTGCCTCGCGAGATGTTATGGAACTGATATCAAAGTGTCTTGCGGATACAACAGCCTCTGACGCCAGTCGAATCCTACAGTGTATGGCGATTGCATTTATAGCTGGCGGATCATGGGGAGTCCAAATGCAGAAATTAGCGGGAAAGGCAACTAATGAAACAAATCACCATTGAAGGTTTCAGTTTTAACTCGACTCCTGAGAACCGCCCCGCGATCTGCGTCTTTGGCGAGGAGAATGTTGGTAAGAGCCGCTTCGGCTGTACCGCGCCCCACGAGGACGGCCTGATCGGCTGGCTGGCGCTCGACAAGAACTCCAAGGGAGCCGTGGACGAGTACAAGCGGGTTCACAAGGCGAACCACATCATGGTCAACGCCAAGCCGCTGATGACCAATTCCGAAGCGATCAAAGTGGCCATGGAGGACGATCCCAAAAAGACCAAGGTCACTTACAAGGAGATCCTCAATCGGGTCTTCGAACTGGGCATGGCCATCGCGGACCACAAGGATGTGGAGAGCGTGGTGGTCGATGACGGGAGCCAGCTGTTCGACTGGATTCTGTTCAGTCACTTCGGACGCCGCAACCAGATCGAGAGCTTCATGCGCGGGGCTCCCAACAACGACTTCATCGAGTTTGTGAATGCCATGGGCAGTAAGAACTTGGTCATGATCTGCCGGGGCACCGATGTCTGGGCCGATACCGGCGAGGTGGACGACAAGGGCAAGAAAAAGCAGGCCCCCACCGGCAAAATGAAACCGGAGGGTTTCGGCAAGATCGGTAAGTTCATGACTGCCGTATTGGAGTTGACCGCAGCCAGGAAGAAGCCCGCTACCGATGCAAATGGGGAAGTGGATGTAAAGAAGGCTTTAGCGGCGAAGTACCGCTGCAAGGTAGTTACCTGCAAGGGAGACACGCTGCTAGAGGGCCAGGACCTGGAGCCCTTCGGAGTCTGCGGCGAAGCCATCAACTGGGAGAACGTGATGGAAGTTATCAAGGCAAAGGAGTAGCTATGGCTATATTCATGGTGGAAGCGAGACGCACTTACGAATGGGGCGGCTACTACGAAGCCGATACCCCGGAAGAAGCCAAGGAAGTGGCCGGGATCGACATGCAGTTCGACGTCATCGTGGACGAGCAGATGATCGCCCTGGTGGTGGAGGACGAGAGCTAAATGGAAAACCAGGACCAATTGCTCGTGGACGTTGAAGAACCGCACCAGGACCCAATCACCATTCCCTTGTCCCAGGCGATCAACGAATACATGCTCGACGCCGAAGACGTGAACAACCTGATGGAGGGCTGGATCGTCTGGTTCAAAGACATCGCACTTACGCTGCACAAGGAGGAATGATATGGACAACGAAATCGACTATCAGCCGTTGCTTACTGAGTTGAGCGGCTTCCTGGCGCGGATTGCCGCTGCGCTCGAAACCCTGGCTTCAGCCGTTGAAAAGCTTCCAGACGGCACCTGGGTAATCAATGTGTACGATGAAAACGGCGGCTGAAACATGATCGCCATCGACACCAGGACCGGCAGTAAGGAACTGGCACCGCTTTTCCGCCCCTATGGGATTCCCATAGAAGTACGCAAGCTCGATTTTGGGGACCTTGCGTTCGAGGGCAACGGCCCCAGGGGAAGGTGCATGATTGCCGTCGAGCGCAAGACCATCACTGAGTTGGTGCAGAGTATCGAGAGCCGCCGGTTGAGCGGCCACCAACTGCCGGGGATGGCCGATGCGTACGACTACTGCTATCTGGTGATCGAGGGGATGTGGCGTCCGGGAACCCAGGGGGAATTGATCGTAGGCCACGGCACGCTCGACCATGGCCGCACTTTCGGGGGCACCTGGAGCCCCGGCTACGGCCAGGGGATCGGCTACCGCGCCGTGGACAACTACCTCGCCACCATGGAACTGCATGCCGGGGTAATCTTCCGCAGGACGTTGACGCCAATCGAAACGGTGGCGATTACGGTGGACCTTTTCCACTGGTGGAATGACAAGCCCTGGGAGAAACACAGCGCCCACCTGGGGGTCTATGCGCCCGCCGTGGCGCTCACCGGCAGGAGCAGGCTGAATCTGGTGCGCCGGGAGATCCCGCTGCGCGAGAAGTGGGCCATGCAGATCGACGGCATCGACATGGTGATCGCGGAGCGGGCGGCGGCGCGGTTCGAGAGCGCCTGGGCTCTGGCGGCGGGGACCGCAGCCGATTGGCAGGAGATCCGGGGCATCGGCAGGCCCACCGCGCAACGGATTGTGAGGGATATCAATGCTTCGCTATAGGGTTCTGTTGATCGATACGGAAAGCAACTACCGGCGTCCCATCCAGGCGTACTTCAACAGCATGGAACAGGTGGACGACTGGACCAGCAAGCTCTTGAAGGCCACTCCGGGGAAGGACGCCTGGGTGGAGATCTACGAGTCGGTGGAGAGGGAAATCGGGCGCGTCAACAAGAAAGACTTGCCCCTGAAGAGCCGGAAGGAAGTGGAAGGCAGTGACCCGCTCCCAACACAGGGTGTATAACCGGCTGCGCAAGAAGCAGGTAAACCATGTGATCGACGTGGTGGAAGTTACGGAACGCTATGCCGTGTTCCATGTACCCTTTCCTGGGCTGTACCTGACTTACGACACGGTGGGGAACCTGCTGCACACCGAAACCGAAGCGGAGCGCAAGGCCGGGAGCAGGCCGCTGTTCAAGCCGGGGCAACAGCCGGTGTTTACCGGCGAGATGGGAAGCGATACGCGGGGGCTGAATGAGAGAGAGCCCGCACCTGATTTGGATGATGATGTTCCTTTCTAGGAGGAAAGAGATGAAGAGTTACGATCCCAAATGTTATGAACTGGCTGAGTATTTCCTGGCCAACGCGCCGGATAACGGAGTGCCGCGCATTGAAGCCCTGGCCGGGATCATTCAGCAGGCCATCGAGGACTTCCTCGCGCTGGAAAACTAAGGTGGCTGAAGATACCAATCGCTGGGGGGAAGCGGAGCGCCGCCGCCGCAGCTTCGCGGCGTGGCTATGGAGGGTATGGGAATGGGCCGAAGAGAACAGCGGCAACGTCCTGGCCGGGAAGATCGCGGAACTCATGGCGCATGCCGATGAACCGGACTACCCGATGTGGGAAGAGGCCAAGCGGATCGGCATCCTGAGGGAAAGCATGTTGAAGGAAGGCAAGCTGGCGAAAGAGGTCCGCGACGACTGCGGGATTCCGGTGGACGGGCCTAAGCCCGATGGGTGGGAGCGCCAGATCAACTTCTCCCCGGCGATCAACCTGGACCTCGACACCTGGGAGTTCCTCTACCGCTCGTTGGGATGGGCCAACCGCAACGTCGATCCCAAACTGCCGGGGAGGAACTTCTATCTGTGGAGTCCCGCTGGCAACCTCGTCTACTTCATGGTGCGGCCACCGGTACGGATGGAAGCGGAGCCGGAGCCGGAAACGGAGTAACTATGGCGGAAGACAAAGAGCGGCTGGAGTTCAAGAAACTGCCCAGCGTAAGCGATCTGGAGACGCAGCTGCGTAAGCGCGTCATCGAGACCCTGGAAGCGCTCGACCAGATCGTCATCGAGAAGAACAAGCTGGCCATTCAGGAAGACGAGATGAAGGATGAACTGGAGCGGCTGCAGAAGGAATCCGGCAAGACCGGCTTCCGCCACGGGTGGCTGTGCTTTACCGCGCAGGCCGTCGCGGGCCGCAAGACGCTCGACACCATGATGCTGATGGAAGCGGGCGTACCGGCGGCGACGATTCAGTCCTGCTACAAGGTGGGCAGGCCCACCACACGAGTTACATTTAAACACCTGGACGAGGAAGTATGACGCTGAAAGAACAGGTCGATCTCATCGACGCCCTGCCGGAAGCGGAGCGCAACGGCCTGGGGAACGTCTGCATCGGCTTCGACCGGGAGGTCCCGAAGAAGATCCTGAAGAGCCTGCAGAGCCGGGGGCTGATCGTCAGGAAGACCGATGGCAGATACGAGGTGGTCTCCCACTGGGTTCACTTCGCATGGTGCCGGTGGTGCAGCCGCCGGGAGGAAACAGGACCAACATGACCATGATCAACCGCAACCCGCGCAAGGACCCGATGATCGTGCTTTGGGCTTCGGCGCACCGCAACGTCCTCAGCGAACTGGCGCGGCAATTCAACGTCACCCCCCAGTTCTGCCACATGGTTCTGTACGCCCACCGCAAGAGCCGGGATGGCCGGATCGAGCGGGCCCTCAGAGAATTGGGGGCCCCGATTAAATTCCAGGGATAGGAGACGACGATGGAACGAGGATCGCCGGAGTGGATTTTGTATCACGCTACCCAGGCCAGCAAGAACTCTTCGGACCAGCTGATGGTGATTGCCGAAACCGCCACCAAGCGCAACAAGGTGGACCAGATCCAGCTGAGCCAGGAGGACATCATGAAGGTAGCCCTGACCCTGAGCGAGATCCAGCACCAGAGCTTCATGCTGGGCATCCAGGTAGGCCTGGAGACGGCCAAGCTGATGGTCACCCAGGACGGCGAGACCCCACCGGCTTGACCCCCATTTGGTTTAAATGTAACCATGTGATTGGCCAGACTTTTTTGGGGCCCCGGAGAGAACTTGACCGACACGCAGCTTTACCTCGCCATTGGCATCCCCATCGTCTTCAACTTCGGGATCACGCTGGCGTTCTTTGTGATGATCAACAGTAATATCGCCACCCGCTTTGAAGCCATGGAGAAGCTGTTCACTGAGAAGCTCTTCCGCGTGGAGCAGGTAATGGATGCGCGGCTGAAACACCTGGAGGAGAAACAGTAATGCTGCTACTGAAAGTTGCTTTTGAACTCGCCATTGCTTATGCCATTCTCTGGGTGATTGGGACGGTGGTAGGAACCATCGTTATGGCATTCCTGGGCCTGAAGTATCCTTCCCAGGAGAGCGGTGAACAGCGGTTGAGAAAACTGGGCTACTGAGCCTTCAGCAGTTGCCGTAGTTGCTGGCCCACCATGTCATGCAAGGGAGCGCGGTCCCCTGGGCTCAACTCCCCCAGGACCATGTTGATGTAGGCCCGTTGCTCCAAGTCCGATTGCCTCTCCCACCACCCAGGATCTTCCACATCCCTTGAATCGATCAGCCATCGGGCAACCTTGGTAGCGCGGGTTGCAGCCTTCCCAGGCGCAGCGGCGGCGGGAGGTGTGGCCGGTGGAGCAGCAGTTGATTTCGGTGCAGGCTTAGGCTCCGGCTTAGCCGGTGGAGGTGCTGCTTCCGGCTCCGGCTCCGGCGCTCCCTTCTCAGCCATCAACTCCCGCATCCGCATCTCGATGTGATCGCTGGCTACGTCTGGCTTCCTTGCCCGCTTTCCTCCCTTACCCAGGTCCCGGCTCTTGGGACGCGCCAGCTTCACCCACTTGTTCTTATCGCTAATGTCCATGTCCCTCCAGTCTCCTGGAGTCTTCTTGTTATCGAGTAAGTACTGGGCGATGTCGGTATCTTTGTTCAGCGTGTCCCTGGCTCCATCCACGCCATGGGGCTCGACCATGTCCTGGTAACGTTGCGGCCAACTATCCTGCTCCTTCGGTTCGGGCTTCGGCTCAGGCTTTGGTTCAGGCTTCGCTTCTACTTTGGGTTCCTCTGCCTTCGGCGGGTTCTCCATGGGGTTTGCCACGGGGGCCGGGGGCATGGGTGCCGCCGGGGGCGCGGGCGCAGCGGGGGCGGCTTCCCTTCCGAAACGGTTAAACGCTCCGCTCTTCACGTCATCGAGCGTGGGCACCCGCTGGTTCTTGGCAACGAAGGCATCGAGGTTGGCCTTCGCCTGGGGATTCAGCGTTCCGTAATCGGAGCCGTACATCTCATTCGCGGAGACGTTGAGTAGAGCCGGTGCCGGAGCCGGTGGAGAAGCCAGGGTTCCTCCAGCTGCGCCAGGAGGTGACGTCATCGGCGGCGGCTCAGGAGTCTTCGGCGCGGCTCCGGTCTTGCTGGCGATCTGCGCCTCGATCTGCGCATCGGTGACCGGCGGCAAGGCTCCAGCTGGTGTTGGCAGGGGGCCCTTGATCTTGGGTAAAGGAAGATCAGGATATTGAGCCGCGTATTGCCGCAGCCATTCATCACTGCCGAATACCGGAGGAGGGGAACCGGGAGGTGGCACCGCAGGTTCTCGCGGCGCTCCCGAAATGTCAACGGACTGTGGCGGCGGCGGCAACGTAGCAGGCTGGCCCATCAACTCAGGCCGGGGTTCTATCAGCGTAGGCTCCGGGGGTTCCGGGAGCGAAGTCACCGGAGCGGCCTGTTGCTTGGGGACCTGACTGCCACCGAAGCCGCCCACCCGCTTGGTGGGGAGCGTGTCCGGTGCCGGGGGCACCACTGTTGGACTCACCGGAGGTGGACCCATGATCTCAGGCCGGGGTTCTACTCCCGGAACATCGGGGACCGTCGTAGGATCAATCGACGTGGTAACGGGAGTATTCTGCCGGGGGACTTTGCTGCCACCAAAACCTCCCTTTCGCATAGTGGCGAACAGGTCCGGTTGCGATGTTGGCGGCTGCGGTTTCTGCGACTGGTTCCGCAGCTTCCGCTCCATGTCCTCGAACTTGAACGACTGCAGAGTCTTCAGCCAATCGGGAGGAGGATTCATTCCTCCCTTCGGTCCCACGCCAAGACCTAAACCCCAATTCCCAGGCTCAGGCTCACTGCCATGCTTCAGAAACTCTTCGGCTCCGGCAGTGGACTTAGACGGGGGCGTCATTCCATAAGCCTTTAAGGCCAACTTAACCGTCGAAGGAATCCCAGGTATCTTAGCAATCCAGGGAGCAACCGCTCTTAGGTTGACCTTCTCCGGCAGTTTGCTTGCGCCATATCCGGTCAACCCTCCAACTACATCGCCCACGGCATGAGAGACACCCTCAGGAAGACCCAGCCCCTGGGGACCGGAAGCAAACTGGGCGGCTCCTGCGGCGGGGATGGCCGCAGCCGTACCGACTAATGCGGGCAAGCTGCTCAGCGATAAGGCCGCAGCATAAGGGTATGCCATGCCAAGACCGCCCCGGAAGATATCGCTCAGCCCGCCGATGGTGTCGCTAACATTGGTGCCCAGCTTACCGACACCTTCTTCCAGCTGCTTCTCCCCTTCCACCATGGGGCCGAAGAAGCCGCCGGGGCTTGGCGTACCCTTAGCCCTAGCACCGGTCTTACCGGTTCCGGCAGTGGCGGCAGGCTTCACAGAGAGAAGCTTGATGATCTCATCAGAACCATAGCCGCCCTCTTCCTGGGCCGCTTTGATCTTAGGCGCAAGCTCCGGGTGAGAGCTTCTCAGGAAGTCGATGATCTCGTCATTCGAGTAACCACCCTTCCTCGCGTCTTCGATCTGGGAAGCGATATCGGCCATCTATTTGAAGTACTCTGCCAACGGCTTGCGGCCCTTAGGGGTTCCTGCCGGTGGGTTATTCATCGCTCCCCCGGCGTCAACGGCTCCAGGTCTGTTGGCTCCCATATCGGCGTAGGTATTAACCCAGGATTTTAATTCCCCAAAGTTAGACTTGAGAGTTTCAGCATTTAACTTACCGGCATCGGCCATCTCCTGGAAGTGGTTCATGATCTGAATACCCTTAGTCTGGTGGGCCACGCCAAGAGCGGTTGCAAACATCTTCAGGTTGGTTTGAAGCGCGGAGAACCTGGGGTCACCGGCTCCCACCTTCCCCGCCATGAAATCCTTCCAGCGGCTGGCAATCACGCCCAGCTGGTTCCCCTTCGGATCGTTCTCCAGCGAGTTGATTAACTCCTCAATCCTGGGAACATGCTTCTGAACAGTCTGGGCGAATTCGGCGGAACGCTGGGTAGCGGCGGTAAGCGGCTTCGGAAAGGACGCCACCACACGGGGCCCGCCACCGGCCCCCGCCGGAGCGGCTGGCGCAGCTGTAGCAGGCGCAGCGGCACCCCCAGTCCCCGCAGCCGGGGCAACCACACGCCCGCCAGGAAGACTCTTTTGAACCTTGGAAGTAACCGGGACCTGGATAATGCTGGTGGTTGGTTTGCCGCTCTTATCTACCGTGATAATCGTCCGGTTCTCCAGTGCGGAGCGTACCGTTGCCAGCATGCGGGGATCAACGATGGGAGAGTTATCGGCTTCGCTAATCACATGATCAATATCACCCCGTGGATCGGTGAACGCCAACAACGCTCTTCCATCCGCAGTAAGCACCCTGGTCTTAGTGAGAGTAGGAGTGGTTGGAATGCCCCGGACTTCGTTGTTACTAATGTCCTGCTGTTGCGTGTACCACCTGTTAGAATCGATTGGATTGCCGTCAACGGTTAAGGAACCGGGAGGAAACTCATCACCTTTAATCACACTGTGCGGCAGAATTGTGGGGCGGGCATAGTTGCTCATCTGCCCCTGCACGCCCATCAGCCGCAGCCGCATTTCAGCTTTCTGCAGCGGGTTCAGAGAGTCGTAGACCTTCTTCAGTTCCGGGTCATTCTGAACCAGATTGGTCATACGTTGCTCTTCTGCAATCCTATGTTGCAGCTGTTGCTGGTAGAGGGCATCGCTTTGCTGTAGAGCCAGCTGGTTCGCCTGCTCCAGCGAAGGCCGCTCCTTGGCGGCGGCGGCTGCGCCGATATCCCCAGGACCGCGTCCCGCAATCCAGAACTCTGGAGGAGCATCCGGGTACTTCAATGGCGCAGGCTGCGCCGGAGCCGGAGCCGCCGCCGGAGCGGCAGTGGAAGGGGCCGGTGGAATCGGTCCCGTAGCAGGCCCGCCGAAGCCGGTGGTGCTAACTTGGGAGCCCATCTGCATGGCCGGTTTTTCGCCTGGGATCGGAGCAGGACCGGTACCTACTCCGTTAGCGAAAGGGACAAGAGGGGAGATCAAGGGATTCCCCGCGAAGGCGCTCCCTGGGGGCGCACCGGGAACCGGGGGCCGCGCTACCGGAGCCGGTTGGGCAAAGGCCACCGGAGGTGGCGCGGGGGGCACGATCCCGGCCCCAGGCGGCTGCGGCATGCCGGGGATCGACACGGGCGGGGCTGGCGCGGGAGCCGCTGCAGCTGGGGCGGGCGTAGGAGCGGGAGCCGGAGCGCCGGGGGTCATGGTGGGAACCCCCTTGTCCTGCCCGCCACCGGCACCGCCGCCGATGGCACCCCACGGGTTCCCCTGGAGACGGTTCATCACCTCCAGGTTTCGAGCGGCCTGCCACTTGCTCTTGCCCGCCTCGATCATGGGGCCGATGACGCTCTTGAAGTCCTTGGGGAAGTAGTTCATCTTCATCCCGGCTTCAAGGGCTTGGTCCACTTGCTCCGGGGTGTACTGCGAAGATGCAGCGTCCCTGAGATAGCTGGCCACGGGAGCGAAGGTCAGTTGCCGTGCGGCTTGATGCTGCTCTTCGGTGTGCGCCAGATGTCTGCCGATTAGTGCTCCAATGATTCCACCCATAAGTTAACTCCCCCAGATGCTCTTCGTGGTGTTGTTATTCATGCCGGTGGTAACACCACTGGTGATACCGCTTTCCAGGCCGGAAGCCAGTTGACCGGCCATGCTCATGCTGGCGTTATGTTCTCCCACATCCTGCCCCCTGCCGGTCATCAGGCTATCGTTAGCGGTTTGCAGCCCAGTGAGTCCCAGCTTGCTGATATCCACGCCCAGGCTGGAGAGCCAGTTGGCCAACTGCCCCTGGATACCGGCGATGTTACTCTGCGTTCCGCCGATGGCGTTGCGTGTCTGCGCAATCGTGTTCAGGTTAGTGGCCGCTGTGGGCTGCAGGGAATACAGCTGGTTATTCACCTCCCTGGCTTCAGCCTGCGGGAGCCCCGCGCTTACCACACCGGCAAACCCGCCGCGAGGCGTGTTCTGGTTGATGTTGGTGTTGGCGTTGGCATAGTTCAGACCGGCCTGGGTGATGGTGGGGGCCATGGCTGCGTTGGTGGTGGCTGTGTCCCCGCTGAGCAGCTTGCTCCAATAGCTCTGCGCGGGGTCCAGGGTGGAGGAAGCCGCCTTGGTGGTGTCGAGGGCCGTGCCGGTGGTGTCGCCCGCCGTCCCGAAGCCGGGGATGCCAGCGGCGGTGACGCCCTGCCCAGTCTGGTAGGAGCCGGTCCCCGAAGTGGAGAGCCAGTTCTGCAGGCTGCGCATCATCTCCGTAAGCGAGTTGCCGCCCAGGTTCTGCGTGGCGATCCCGCCCTGCATTTGGTTGTCGCCGCTCAGGCCGCTTGAATTGACCGGCGGCGCTCCAGGAGTCTTCAGATTGGTCAGACCGGGAAACATAATAAGCCCCCTCTATATTATGGGGACCAGTCTTCCAGTCCCCTAACTACGTCCATCAGGATCAGCTACATCATCTTGTTGACCGTGACTTCCACGCTAGCTTGCAGATCCGTATCACTGATCGTGGGACCATCGGCCTGCACTGCGGCATCCATCACGGTGGGCGGCTGCACCTGTGAGGCAACCATATCCGGTTGCTGCATACAGTTTGCGGCCCAACGCAAGCGCGTGTTGTGGGCCGCAGTGCCGGTGGGCTCACCGATAATGCTATCGGCATATTTGAGGCAGGCAACCTTGATCCTGCCCCGGAACTCCGGGTCCATCATGAGTGCTGCTGATTCGGTGTAAGTCATAGTTTGATACCCTTCTAAGAATATTCAACCCAGGTCTGAACAGATATTCCCGTGCCAACATTCTGGAGCCGATAGTAATTCCCTGGTAGCACCCACAACGAGATCACCGTTTGAAATCCATTACTACTAACCGGATTTGTCGCCACTGTAATTGCCGTCCCAGGCACGGTGCCTGAATCACTATAAGCGGTAACCGATGTGCCGCTATTTGGAAGACTGAGCATCACAGTCACCCACATAGCTTTGCCGGTGGAGTTCGGATAGTTAGAGCCAAGCGCCCGCGAACCGGTAACCACACTCTGGGTGGAGAGACCACCGCTGATCGGCGTTCCATTGATGCGGTACACGCCTGTGCAGTTCACGTCACCAGCGGCATCTACGGCGTAAGCAGGGGTTTTGCCAATGCCTATTTTGCCAGAAGTAACAACCAACGTACTGGCAACGGAACCGGAACGGATCATCTGGATTACGCCGGAAACCAAACCAAAACAGCCAATGCTCATATTTCCTGACGCATCAGAATTGATATCGACGGTTTGTCCAGGAACACCGATTTCCAGATATGAAGCGTAACCTGCGGCACAGGTCAAGAACGTTTGAGTGAGTCCAGCCGAATTATGTACGTTAAACTGCCCACTTGGTGCCGCCGTTCCTATCCCCACACTGCCGCCCGCAGAATTAAGTAGCAGCGATGCCCAGCCCGTGCCAACATGCTGCGCCTGTAACCAGCCATAATCCCCGGTGGCACTATAGCCAAAGGCCAGCCTTGAGTTACTCGTTGGGCCAGCAACAAGTAACGTGCCCCCTCCACTGCTTGGCGCAAGGTCTGTACCGATAATTTCTACGTTGCCATTTGGGGTACTGGTCCCAATGCCGATACGTCCAACACTCGTGATCCGCATCCGTTCCCCAAGAGTGCCGGTGCTCATCGTGTAGAACACAAGGTTGCCTGAATCAATCCCTCCAACTGCATTGCCTGTGATCGCCGCAAGCCGCTTGTCTGTCGCAGAGATTGCGTAATTCGGGAAGCCCAGCAGGCCCACCGCATTACCTGAAACTGTGGCGCGTCCAGCGATGTGAAGTTCAGTGGCGACGTCAGTTGCCGATGCCGTATTGCCAATGAGTACCTGAAGGTTGTTGGCTGCCGCATCCGGCAAGGTTGTCATCGTGTTGCCGATGCCCACATTGCCGCCCAGAGTTTGCAAGCAAAGCGGATTACTACCAAGAGACTCTACCGTCATATACGCAGAGGCTGGAGTCGCGTTGTAGAACCATAACATGCGTCCACGGTTCGCATTGCTCTGGCCTATGCTGATACCGCTATTTGCAACGTTACTGGTAACTGTAGCTTGAACACCACCAACCGCGCCAATCGCGCCAGTACCAACATCCAGCAAATTTGCAGGTATGCAGCCGATGCCCACATTGCCGGTTGCGGTAATCCGCATGCGCTCTGGCAACGCAACCGTTCCAGGTGCAATGGTGTAGAAAGCAATGTAACTGCCATGGCCCGTCGCGCTAAAGGTTTCCGCCGCCCTGATTGTTATCTGACTTGATCCGCCCCAAGCTGAGGTATCCCACCCTGCGCTATTCAAACCCAAAAGAACATCGTCTAACTGCGGTGGTGTTGGTGCGGCACTCGTACTCCGCGCAGAGCGGCCCTGGATATAACCGCCCGCTCCACCAAAGCCCTCGAACAGCCCAACAGCGGCTCCAGAAGAGCTTACGTGAAGCGGCCAGATAGGTGCAGTGGTCCCTATACCAATCCGGCCTGCGTTGCTGAGGTTGAATGTTGCGCCGTCAATGTTACTCAGCCATGGGGTCTGCGATCCAGCCCCTATCGATTCCCACCATGTGGGAGAGCTTGCCGGGGTGTGTCCTACATTGCCCGATTGCAGGGAAATATAGGCCACATTGAGATCACTGACCATGTCGCCTTGAGCGTAAGTGGTGCCCACTGCCCATGCGCCTTTGGGAGTATAGGCCACACCGGGAGGGCCTTGTGCTCCCGTGGCCCCAGTGGCTCCTTTGATGTTACAGACCACACCTCCCCAGGAGCCGCCGGTCTTAGGGCCGTAGACATTACTCGTGGTTGAGTCGATGTACATATCCCCATTGGCCCCGGTAGCTGGTGAAGGAGGACCGGCGGCGACAATGTACTGTGGCGAGTAACCGGGGGTTCCGGTAGGGCCCTTGATATTACAGACGATGGGCCCCCAGACTCCACCCGCCTTTGGACCATAGACGTCTCCCGTCAGATTGTTCAGGTACATGTCCCCGTTCGAGCCCAGCGTATTGGCGGGGACTCCAGCGGCGACGATCCAGACCGGCGAGACTCCGGCAGGACCGGCTGGACCAGGAGGGCCTTGAGGGCCGGGAGTGGCTACGGTCGCAAAGACGGTGCTCATTGGTGGTTTCCGTTGGGCTCGATCTTGACCAGCTTGTCACCCACGAGGTTCCAGTTACCCTGTAAGTTACGCAGGCGAGTGATGGCGCGGAGCACGGCCTGGGTCTCCTTCTGCATGGTCTCCACGGCTTCAATCATGGGCTTGATCATGCCCAGTTCATCGGTTGTTAGTTCGTATTCGTTCTGTACGTTTTCCATAAGCGTCACACCACATTGAGAATCAGACCACCGCAGACATAAGCCGTTCTTCCATCACCAGTGAGGAAGGTACGCACGGTTCCCTGAGCCAAGCCAGGGCCATACCCTCCCGGCGGAACAGGGGAGCCGCTTGCGGCTGTTTGCGGCCAGCCAACGGAGATACTGCTAATCCCAAAGTCATTCCCGAATATGTGATCGGTACACTGCACACCCTGTGTCCAGATCTGACCGGCGCTAATCACGGTCTTGCTACCGATATGCATCGAGCCGTCATTCGCATTTAAGCCGATAGTGAGAATAGTAGGGGCAATACCGCCCCGCCCCACAAGTAGCGTGGTTGGAGATAGTTCAGAGCCAACAGCCCCACTGTAGATCGAGATCACCGTGGACCCAAGGTGGGTGATATTCGATCCGCCGCCACTCGATACCTCAACGCCGCTGGTTGAGTTAGAGATGTTGACGATGTTCCCGCCGCTGGTCGTAACGCTCAGCGAGGTGCCGGTGATCGAGCCACCGCTGATCGACGGGGAGTTCAGGCTTCCGTTGGTGATCTGCACAGAGCCTGCGGTGATCAGCACCTGACTAGTGTTATTGCTGATATTGATCGTTGTTGGGGTGATTACAACGCTGGCGGCACCACCGTTAGAAACTGTAATGCCATTAGTAGCATCAAGCAGAATCTGGGAGACGTTGTTCAGCTGCAGCTGGAGTTGGCTTGGGGTGATCACCATCTTATTAGTGCCATGGGAGAGGGTGACCCCAGCGGTACTCATGTTCAACACGTTGCTGTTGCTGCCATCCACAAAGGCCAGCGCGTTGCTGTTGATGGTGACGCTGTTGGGGCCGTTGACGAATGTCAGCGCCGTAGCAGTGACGGTGAAGTAGGGGTGAGTGGTGTCTCCCTGGACCGTCCAGATGGTAAGCCCCGTTGAAGCCAGGAGGACTTGAGGACCGGTCCCTCCAGAGAAGAAGGAGAGACCACCGCTCTGGAATACGGCATAGGGGTGAGCGGTGAGTCCAGCAGTGCCGGTGGAGGGATCGCTCTGCCCGAATAGGTAGATGCCGGTTGGGTTCTGCGCGGGGTCAGAGCCAGAGGTTGCAGCTTTCAGATAGATGACCGGCTCCCCTGGCCCGCGAGTGAGCACTACGTCTCCCGCGAATACGCTCGTGCCATAGGTGACTTTGTTGATGCCAAGACTGACGATCTTAGGGTCTACCACTGAGCCCGCAGCCAAGGCATCGTTGCTTACAGTGATCGCAGCTGCAGCCATGTTATTGGCATGGACTACTTGGTCTCCCAGATAGATGTTGCTGATCTCTCCAGGTCCAATCGTCAGAGGCTGGCCGTTGCCGCCGGTAAGGGGCAGGGTGATCGTCGCTGGGTTGGCCGCTTTCATATTGAGCGCGGCACTGGGAGACTGAGGAATTAGGATGAAGTGATCCGCGCCCCCCGGCCAACACTGCGTCTCCAGGGTGTAAGTGCCAGCACCGCCGGAGCCCGAAGAGTCGGTGCCCAAACGCGACACGTTATAGATCAGGAAACGAAACTCGCGATAGATGTTGGGAGTGCCATCCGGGTTCTCTGTGGGAGGGATGTCCCAGGTGGCAGGGCTATGGCCGTACTTCTGTAAGAGCGCGGTCTGATCCCGCGCCAGACCGGGAAGCTGCGTAATCTCGTCATGCACCCGCCCCAAAAATTGGCCGGTGGGGTCTGTGTTAGCGCCTTCCGGGTCGGGAGCAGGATGCCAGACGCCACTTACCGTTGCGCCCTTTTGAACCGTGATCAAAGTGAACCAGAGGTTGGGATCGACCGACACGGGCGGCGGCACCCACTGCAGCATGTAATACTCCCAGTGCCAGATGCCGGGATCGTACAGGCTGTAGTCGATGATGTCGTTGGTGGCTGGGTTATTGACAAACTGCGCACCCGTGGTGCCGGTGGGAGAACAGGGGCCCACCGGGGGCACCGTGAAATGCACCGTGGCATAGATGGTGGGGTCGATGCCGCTAGAGATCTTGCCCGCGCCGCAGTAGCAGATCCAGTTGCCCTCGCCGGTATTCATCGGCACCCAGACATCGCCGCTCTCGCGGGTGCCGTCAGTGCCCAGGTTGGAGTCCCCGATGCGGATTACCTGCCCTGCTGCGGTCAGGCTGTACCAGCCCTGCCAGACTGGCGTCTGCTTGCCGTAGTACAACCAGATGGTCACGGTGCGCGGGCTGGAGTAATCGTGGTCGATGACGGGGATGATACCCACCGTGGTGTGCAGGCCTTGCTTGATGTCCTGATAGCGGGGACCAACCTCAGAAGCCGTCACCGACAGAACGTTAAAGGCGTCCCCTGGGTCAATGGGGGTGAACGGCGGAATGGTGATCGGAACGTCGTAGTGGTTGGCCAGGGTGGGGTTGCCGTTGAAAGCCACCATCTGGAGCGTGTTGGTGGTGGTGTTCGTAAAGTCCCCGGCACCTTGCGAGTTACGGTTGGCTACATAGAAACGGAAGCGAATATAGGCGAGACCGGAAATGTAGGTAACGGGAAGATCGTGCAGCGTGTGACTGCCCCCGGTGATCTGCGTGCCGCCATAAGGCTGTTCGGGAACGATGGAAACATTGGCTGCGTTGAAATTCTCCACCGTGACGCGGACAAAGAAGTAGTCGCCAATGACCGGATCGGTGTAGGTCAGGCCGGGGATGATGCCGTACTGGGAGAAGCCGTCTGCGGAGATGACGTTGTATTGGGAGCCGATGGTAGCGGTGATCCCGGTGCTGGCGAGGGGCGTACTCAGGCCCAGCACCTGGAAGGGAGTCGAGCGGATTGCGCCAGGATACAGGGTGTTCAACTGGCTATCGGGGAACGGGGCGGGGTTGCCGCCCAGACTGCCTGCTACCGCCGCCACCATCCAGTTGCCGGTCTGCGCGGGGGCCAGCTGGTCCAGCTTCAAGGTCTGACCCACGGTGAGCATGCGTTGGGAACCATTCCAGGTCCAGCTTCCGCCGCCGTCCTGGGAGACCAGGAGGGTGACGCTCTGCGGCACCGGAACGATAGGGACGACGCCAAGCGTCATGTGGACCAGCCGGTCCTGGTTCCCGGCATAGCGGGTGCCTATCTCCCCTGCCGAAGTGAAGCCGGTAACCGGCCCCGTCACATCGGTGCCGCCGCCCCCGCCGCCACCACCACCTCCACCTCCCCCACTCGCCGCCGTACCGTTCTCGCTGGCCGCGAGATAGTCGTAGGCTTTGCGGATGGCCTGGATCAGCGACACCGGCAGAGTCCGGTCCTCGTTGATCTTCACGCCATCGAGTTGGGGATAGATGATGCTCATCTAGATCCTGGCTCCCACCATGCGCGACTCAGCGCCGAATGGCGTATGCGAAGTGAAGGCAGAGGGGTAGTTGCCCTTGTCAGTCCAGTTCTTACAGCGCACTTCGCAGTCCTTCAGGAAGAGGCGGATGCCGCCGGTCGAGGTGATCGAGTAAGACTTCCACTTGGACTTCTGCGGGTTGAGCAGTAAGTAGGCTCGAGTATAGACGCCGTTCGACACCGGCAAGACATAAGTGATGCTCCCGTATTCAGTGGTCACGGTAAAGTTAGGAGCGTCCGCGGAACCTATGTAGGCTATATAGCAGTCGAAGAGGTAGTTATACCCAGGTAAGTCATGGTCGGTGGGCTGGGTGGTGTAAGTGGTAACCAGTTCGGGCTCCGGCTCCCAGACCCACTTGACCTCGTCGTAGAAGACACTGCAGGGAGTGCGCGGGGTCAGTTGCAGGTTGTGGCAGATGAAGGGAGTGGGGAAGCTGAAGGCCATGGTTGTCTTCTGACCGGCAGGGGTGGTGAAGGGGCCCACGGGGAAGGTGCCCACATCCGTAGTCAGATCGAACATCACCGATTGCCCGCCCGTGTCCATGGGGAAGACAACGCCCTGCATGAACTTCGCGCCCTGGTAACCGGCATCTGTCCAGGAGGAGGATTCGGTCTCTTTCTCCGGCCAGGGGTCCGCATCCCACTTGATCTCGCCGTACCAGACGCGGGCTGAAGTGCGCGGCTGGATGCGGAACTGGTGGATCACCAAGGGGACCGGGAAGCTGCAATAGACTGACGTCTTCACTGAAATAGCAGTGGTAAAGGGACCGAAGGGCACCGCTTGCCCCGTATCGGTATATAAGTCGAACATCACCGGCTGGCCGTTGGTCTCGATGGGAAGCGTAATCCCCCGGATGTACTTAGCGGAGGGGGTGCCGTTGTCTAGCCAGCCTGAGGACTCCACCTCTAACTCAGGCCACTCATCGGCGTCCCACTTGATCTCCTGCTCCCAGATGCGGCACTGGGCCCTGGGCGTGATCTGGCACTCGTGGAAAATCAGGGGGACGGTGAAGCCGCAATAGACAGAGGTCTTCACAGCGGCTGTGGTAGTGAAGGGCCCGAAGACGATGTCCGCGCCGGTATCGGTGTGGAGATCGAACAGGACCGCCACGCCACCGGTATCCACGGGGATAGTGATGCCGCGAACAAACTTAGCTGAGATCGTACCGGCGGTATACCAGGGGCTGCGCCCCGTGCTGAACTCCGGCCAGGGTTCGAAGTCCCACTTGATCTCGCTATACCAGAAGCGGGCGGGTTGCTCACTGCGCAGCTGGAACTCATGCGCGATGATCGGCGGAACGGGGTTCACCGGGAAGACATTCTTACTCAGCGAGTCGGTGCTCAAAGGAGCGAAGTTCACAGACTGGGTATTGCCGGTGCCATCTGTGGGTTGCTGGTCATACAGGATAGACATCGTCACCGGATTGCCGTTGGTCTCAATGGGCAATTCGAAGCCGCGCAAGTATTTGGCACCGCTGGTGCCCAGGTTCTCCACGGGGCCGTAGAGGATGGCGCTTTCCGGCCACTCTTCGCCATCCCATTTGATCTCCTCGTACCAGACGCGGCAGGGGCTGGAAGGGACCAGCTTCAGCTGATGCGCCAAGATAGGCGGGCTGAAAGAGTATTGGGCGGCGCTCTTGATAGTAAGAGATTGGGGAGAGACTGGGGCGGTGACATAGACGTTCTCAGTGCCATCGGCGTTGTAGTAGCAGGCGAAGCCCAGCGCAGGAGCGGCGGGCCCTGAGACCGGCACGGTGAAGGCGCGGATGTACTTGGGCTTGGTGGTGCCCAGGTCGAGCCAGCTGCTCTCGATAGCAGTTAGATCAGGCCACTTCTCCCAAACCCACCGAATGCTAAATAACTCCCAGGTGTTGGCGTCTGTGGGCTGCAGCTGCATCTCTGAGCCCACGGCGGGGGTGATTGCAAAAGGCAGTTCCTGCTGGCCATTGGCGGTGACTGAGAGAGTGGCGACGACTGTGTCGTCGAGCAGGACGTTGACGACGCGGGGGGAGTTGAAGGTGTTCGCCTCGATGCACAAGCCGCGCAGATACTTGGCTCCCAGGTAGCCGTCATCGGTCTTATCAGTGGCCAGAAGAGTGGTGATAATCGGCTTGGGAACATAGGTGTACTCGTACTGGTATAAGACGGCGGTTGCGTTTCCGGCGCTTACCCACTCGATGTCGAAGCCCCAGCTGGTGGAGAGAATCCCCAGCCCGTTCGGTTCGGTGGAATAGATCGCCTGGGTACGGTTGATGGCACCCAGGTTCTGCGAGGTCAGGCTACTGCCGGAGATGTCGATCCAGGGGGTAACGCGGATACCGCTCAGGATGCTTCCGGCGGCGGCATCGATCATGTAGTCGCCATAGAGCTTGCGCACGCGGGGATCGCCCAGGTCGTCCTGGCGGGTGATCAGCCTGCAGTCCATTCCGGCCCCGGCGTCGTCGAAGGTGGGGTTGCGGTAATTCATCAGGTCGGTCCCCACGCCGATGAGCAGGTTGTTCCCCGCGATCTCGATGCCGTGGCAGACGGGTGTCATTGAGACCCCTGAAGTGGCACTGGCGTATTGGTCGATACTGACCCAGCCGTTGGCCTGCTTGGAGTCGAAGACCAGGGTGTTATAGACGTTGCTGCTCAGGTCGTTACTCAGGCAGACATAGTCGTAGAACAACTCCCCCATGAACCAGCAGAGCCGGTGGTAGCGCATCTGGTTGGAACTGGAGTAATCGGGCGGGTTGACGGGACGCGAGGGCGGCTCCGCGATCATCGGGAACAGCGTCGAGACGGGGACTCCAGGCTGGTCATCGTGGGGGAAGAAGGGGTAGAGGTCACGGTCGGTCAGGGAGACCAGACCGGCGGAAGTGGACCAGTCGTAGATGCCGTCCTTGCCTACCCAGGTAATGCTCTGGTCTGCGGGATTGCCAGTGCTCTGGACGGTGAGAGAGTATTCGGCCCAGAGACCCTTGCCGCCGGGGACCTCCTGCACGGTGAACTGACCGGCAACTGAGGAGGGGTAGATGCGGAACATGCGCTCTGTCGAGAAGACAAAGGGGGTGCCGTCATAGACACAGCCACCGCGCAGGGGCTCTGAGGGGCTGGTAACGATCAACGAGTTGGGAAGGTCGGTGGAGTCCGGGTCGTTGCCGTTGGTCCAGTAGAGAGTGCCGGAATCGGCATGGGTGCCACCACAACCGAAGATGTAAGCGCCGCCCGTGCCGCCCGTGCCATAGGGGCCCCACATGTGAGGCAAGGCGGCTCCGGCTTTCAGGGTGCCCGTCGCCGTGGCCCAGGGGTAATACTGGGAACTCACCAGGAAAGCACTGACATCCTCAGTGATCTCTAGCTCCGTAGGGCTGATTACCTGATAGATCGTATAGGCTTGGTTGTCGATGGAGATCAGACTGCCGGGGAGCCAGTTGACATCGAACTGATCATTCGCACTGGTCAGGACCCAGGTACCATTTGCCTGCTTAAAGATCTGGTCCGGGGATACGCTATAGACCGCGTTCACCTGGACCACAAAGGGCCGGAGCAGGTTGGGACGGGCCACGCCGGTTATCGGGTCGAGCACGCTGGGGGGCCGGGGAGCGGTGGCGATCTGCGCGTCCGGGAGGTTGTCGTAGAAGAGCGTGTTGCCGGGGCCGTTCACCGTACCCACATAGCGATAGTCGAAGATCGTGCCGCCCCAGCGGTAGATATCGATCAGGATGTTAAAGTCCGGGTTTCCGGTCTGCGGGTCGATGGGAGTAGAGGGAGCCTGCACCACACCGACACCGTGCGTGGTGCCGTCCAGGACCAGTCCGGGAGTGGCCAGGGAGACGCGGGTCAGGGCCGATGGGTTGCTCTTCGCGCCGGTCCACTTGTTGCGATAGGCGAAGGCCCACTGGTAGGAGCCCACCAGGGGGCCGGGATCGCCGGGGGTGGGGATTGTAGTGTTGATTGGCGGGGTGATGCCCTGGGTGATGGCCCGCGCCATGTGCGCCGTGGTGTCGCCGGGGTAATAGCCTATCGAGAAGTTGAGGTTGGCGTCTCCCACATACTTCCACCCGATGTTGGTTCCCACCGGGGCCATATCCACAAAGGAAACGGGGTTGCCGGAGAGCACGTTGTTGGTCGAGACCGGAATACGGATCGGGTTCAAGCTGGTGTTGAGCAGATCGGCTGGCGTGGCTCCCACATAGAACTGGTTGAAGGTTCCGCCCTCGTTGACTCCCAGGGTGTAGACCTTGGTGAAACCGACTAAGTCAGTGTTGGAGTTGTTGAGGACCGCAATCGAATGGATGAAGCGGCGTCCCCCTCCAGCGAGATTGGCGAAATCGGCAAGGCCGGGACGGGTCTCTATGGTTTCCTGCTGGGTGATGCGGACATTCTTCGCATAGAGAACCTGCCCGTCCGGGATGGTGTCGATGGTGCGGTTCCACTGCATGCCCTTGTGTGTGAAACGGGATGGCTTCCTCTGGAATTCCGGCATGCTTATGCGGCAGGGGCTTCCTGCTCCTCCTTCTGGGACTGGCTGAACAGCGGAGTTAGGTAGCGGGCCTTGTAAGTGATCAGCTTGCTGCGCTGGGTCGCGCCTTTCAGGAAGTTGTCCAGGAGGGGCATGGACTGGACAAACTCGACGCCACCGACTTTGATCTGCAAGACGTGCCTGCAGTAGTCGAAGATGTAGGGCATCTCTTCGGGGCCTAGCTGGATGAAGTCGCCGGGAAGGTGGGGGATGGGCGCGGACTGCACCAGATCGCAGGTAATCGTGTAAGCGCTGTTGGGCACCTTGTAGAAGGCTAAGAGGTCGTAAGCGCAGGCCGCGATCTGCGGGATGCCCGTAGCCGTCTGCCAGTAGGGCTTGTGCGAGTCCAGGCTGGCCAAGGTGTCCAAAGGCATCAGCTTGTTGCTCACACGCACCTGGATCACTGAGCGGTGCAGGACGGCCAGATCCAGGAGAGAGCTATAGCGCTCCTCGCAATACTTGCTGCGGATCGGATCGAAGCCCTGCGAGTTGGTGCAGAGCACATCGTTCAACGCGCCATACTTCAGAGCGCACACCAGTTCATCGGGGACCAGGAAGGGGGTAGCGGCGGCTACGCTCAGCTGCAGAGTCTGGGCATAGGTGAGATGGATGCTACCCGCAGCGATGGGAGGGGGAATCACGTTCATGGTCCCCGGCATGGCTTCCACCTGGGAGTAGCCGTAGGGCTTGGCCGGGGTCAGGTTCCAGTTGGGCCGGTAAGACTGGGCCGCGAAACTATCGGTGCGGCGCAGGGGCGTAATCTTGCCCGTGGCTGTATCGATCCAGGCGGCGCGGGCGATCAACGCCACCGACTGGGAAAGGGTCACTTGATTGGCCGGGGGCACGGGACCGGGGATCACGGCGAAGGTCAGGGGGATGCGCGAGTCGATGACAAACTCGTTGCGGCGGCGGGATAGGGAATTGGTGATCTGGCCGATGGTGAACTGATCGGTCATGCCGGTGCCCGCCACGCCGCTAGGGGGCTCCAGGAGGTGGTACTGCATCTCCTTGGTTAAGTCATCGAAAGTGTAAGTGCGGGCGCGGAGCGCAGGGAATTGCGCCGCGAGGTCGTAAAAGGGGGCTCCTGAGGAAGTGGTGAAGGTAGAGCGGATGGTCCAATAGCTGGTGATGGCTCCCCACAAAAGCATGGCCTCGTTGAGAGCCCTCACCAATTCATCCTGGGCCCAATACACATGGTTCGGATCACTTAGGATCTGCGCTAGTTCCGCAGTGAAGCTCGACTGGGTGTATTGGGTGTACGGCAAGTCATCCTCTAGTACTTACCGGGTTTGTTAGAGCCTTTGATGTCAATCTGCGTGTCCCAGTTGCCGTTCTCGCCGGGGCCAAAGATATCCGCGCCGCCCTCTCCAGTGGCGTTCTTGGTGATGCTCTTATAGGAGTGGGTCGAACCTCCGTTCTTGTCTCCCACGTTGGCACTGCACATCGGAGTGTCGATCTGGCCCACGGTGGTGCCGTCCTCTCCGGGTTCGCGTCCTTTCATCTTCTCGTCAGCCATATAAGTCTCCTTAGTAGTCGGGATAGAATGCGTGCCGCTGCAGCCAGGAGCCGTCCCGCCAGGGCCCCATATACGGTAGACCTTGGTAAGTCAGATTCTTGATGCCGGTGTCGTCATCCTTCTTTTCGAGTTCATAGATCAACCGCTCCGCAGTGGTGCGATGGATGTTGGCCACGTTGACATCGCGGTAGGGGTTGGGTGAATCGGCGGTCCCCGGCCAGAGCGCCAGATTGGTAAGGGCCATCTCCACCAGGACATCGCCGCGCCGCGCCACAAAGTTCGGCAGGGCCGGATTCTCGTCGCTCAGGGCCGGAAGCTTGCAGGCATACTGGTAGGGATAGACATAGGGGGAGTTGATGGGCCGGGGCCACATCTCAAAGCGCGGCAGGCCGCTCGTGGCATCGGCTTGGCAAGAGATCACAAAGACATCCCCGGCAACGTAGACGCCAGCCGGGAAGAACACCTGGACCCCGTTAGAGAGGTCGATGGGGTTGAGGCTCGTTATAACTCCGGTGCCTGACGTAGTCCCGGTGTCTTGGAGCCACGAGAATTGAGCAGTCCCGGAGTTGCCCCCCTGCGTGATCGTAATAGAGTAGATTGAGTCTTCGGGGTAGCTGTAGCCAACTGCTGTTGTGGTGACTGGGGTCGAGCCGCTCCCTTGGATGCGAAGGGCTGGTCCAATAATCCCTTGGTGGTTTTGCGTAGTGTCATAGTAAGCCATTGCGTAAGCGATACCGGACTGGGAACGCTGCGGGTCGTAAGAATCCAACTCCGCTTGCGTGGCGTCATGGTTCAGCCGGTAGTTGCCGCTGGGGTTGACCACCGAATAAAAGTACTGGAAGTCGGTGGGAACGATGAAGTAGCACTGGAAGACGACATAGGCTTGGGTGGAGAGGCTGGGCCCCACCCAGGGCCGGTCCAGGACCAGCATGTTCGGGCTCACTACCTGGGTGATGGTATAGGTCGGGTAGGAAGAGCCGCCTATCGCGCCGATGCGGATCTGCTTGGTGACCATGTCCTGGATGAAGGTGGTGCCCACGCCGGTAACTACAGCGGAGTTGTCGATGGCAGAAACTGTGCCACCGGTTACGTAGATGGGCGAATAGAAGGAATTGGTCTTCATCAGCCACGTCCACTCCCGGCGTTCCGCCAGCTGATTGAAGGCGTCCCGGATCAGGTCCTGAGACAAATCGGGCCCCGCCGCCGGTACGCGCAGCAGAACCCGATTCCAGCATGTGGTGAAGTCGTCCACAAGTTAGTTACCCAGGACCTCAACGATTTCATTCACCATGGCGGCGCTAGAGGTGAACGTGATGATGCTGGTGCCGGGGATGGTCCCCTGGGCGGAAACAGCGGCAGTGATCAGGCTGCCGGGGTTGGTGTCGATCTTCATCACGTTGAAGTAGCCAATCTGGAGAAAGTCCCCGCTATTGCCGGAGATGTTATAGATCTGGTCCCGTAAGCTTCCATCGACGTTGTATTTGACTTTGTTGACGGTGACTGCGGCCATAATCTTTCTCCTTATGGGATGTTTCCGATGTCGATATCCGCGCCGCAGTTGCCGCCGGTAGTGGCAGAGACCACAACACCGATAACCTGGGTGCCGGGGTAGGTAGCTACCGCAGTGCCAAGGGCATCGGCGTTGGTGCCGGTGTTGGCAGTGAGCAGCATGCCGCCCGCCGCCGCGCCCGCTTCCTTCACCGGGATGTTGTATCCCCGGATCAGGATGAAGAAGCCAGCACCAGGAGGAACCGTGCCGCGAATGATGCCAGCCACGTTGTTGCGGAAGCTGGTGGCCACGCCACCCAGGTTGGCCTGGGTACTGACGTTGGTCACGATATAGTTGGCGCGGTCAGCCCAGAAGCACAGCTGGTTCGCCGCCCCGGCATTGGAGCCAGCGGCGAGGGTGACCTTCATGTAGGTCCGGTTGTTATAGTCCCAGGCCGTGCCAAGATCGCCACCGGCATAACCGGGGGTTGATGTTTCCACGGCGGTATCGGGATTGCCGGTCTGGCCAAGAAAGGGAACAAGGGATCGATTTACGTTTGGCATGTTAGTCTCCTCTCCTTAGCTGGCGAATCCATAGATCTGTTTGTGGTAACGGGGGTGGACCGTTAAGTTATGGGCTAAGAGGACTTGGCCCACGAGAGTCGTGTTGTTCGCCGCTGGAACGAAATCGCGGAAGCCGCCGCCGAAGGTGGCATCGGTCGAGACGTAGTAGTTCAGGAAGGGCTTGCGGGCATTGAGGATGAACAGCACTTCCCGGTTGTTACTGAGCAGGCCGTCCGGGTAAGCGGTGATCGCGCCATTAGAGGTTTCCGTAAGGAAAGTGGTCGCCACCGGATCGTTGGTGCCCGCACCGGCAGGACCGGTCAGGTAGGAACCGGGGCAGTAGCGGGAAGCCACCATGACCGCGCCATTGAAGCTCAGGCCCCGGAAGCCCACGCCCACGTCCAGCTTCACGTCCTGGAAGCGTTGCTGCGTCTGGAACTTGGTCTTCACATAGGAGAAGCCCTTGGGCGTGGTCACCATGATATTGGCTTCGTATTGGCCGGAGCCGTAGAAGCAATCCATGTAACCGGAGTCGATGATGTCGTACTCGATGGAGCCGCCGTTCAGGTTGACGGGGACCGAAGTGAGGGAGGGACTGTAAGTGGCGCGGGTCAGGCTACCGTAGGTGGGGTAGACGTTGTTGTCCCAGCTGAAGGTTGAGCCGTCGTTGAGGGCTTCGGCCAGACCGTTGATGTTGGGGACAAAACCGGCGGTGATTCCGTTCATGTAGGTGCCGATAGAGACCATGGCACCAAGAGACATGTAGCCCTGGTCCACGCGGGCCTTCAGGAGCTTGATGGCCGCGAGGTCGCCCTTGTTCAGGACCTGGATATCTTCCTGATAGAGGGTTACGGAAATCTGCTGGTACTTCAGGTCGAAGCGCAGCTGCTGCTCAGTCTGACGCTGCGAGACGTTGAAGTTCTTGCCCTTCAAATACGCCCCGCCAATCATACTGGCATAGAGGAAGTCTTCGTTGATCGTGGAGCCGCCGGTGAAGTCTTCCCGCAGGTTCTGGCGCAAGAAGTAATTCAACGGGTCCTGGTTATAGATATCGTCCACCAAAGCCGGGTTTTTACGGATATAGCGTCTGGTGGTGACGTTAATCTGGTCTAGATTGTCAGGCATTTAGATTCTCCCAAGCCCCGGCTTCGGTGTCACCAGGACTCACTAAGGTTTCGCGGGAACGCTGCGCCAAGCGTTCAGTAAGTCTTGATCCATATCCTTGGGCGCTTCCTCCCCCTTGCGATAGAGGGGGGACTGTTCGGCGGGGACCGTCTCCGTAGGAAGCTGGTAGCGGGAGCGGAGGTCGCGTTCGATCTCCTCGCGCTGTTGCTTCTTCCACTCTTCCTGGGACGCCTTTTCCTGCTCCTGGACGCGGGGTTGTATGTACTTCTCATAAGCCGCAGTCAGGGGAAGATTGTTTTCCATCGCAATCTTGTCGATGGCCGCGAAGTCGGGCTCGTCCTTGAAGCGGACGGTGTGGCGGGCGGTGATTGCGGCAGTGTCCTTGATGACGCTGGCGAAACGCTGGCCTGCTTCGGCGCGTTCCTGCAACATGATACGGGCCATGTCTTCGCGGGAGATGTACTTAGTCGCGTCGAACTGGGGCTGGCCACCGGTTGCCCGATAGGCAGTCAGTTCCTCCATGGCTTTGGTGTATTCCGCAGCCATGCGGTCGTACTCGCCCTTCGCCTGGGGATACCAGTCCTGGTATTGCTTCACGCGCCCTACCTGGGCGTTGTAGTCCTCAGTCGCGGTTTTCACCAGGGCGTTGAGCTTCGGGCTGAGCTTCTCGTTCGCATAGATCTTCTCCAGCGCGGCGGTGACCTGATCGTCAGAAAGGCCAGCGGCGGCTAGTTCGGAGACCATCAACTCTTTAAAAGTGTTCATAAGTTCCTATTGCGTTGGGGGAGGCGGCGGAAGCGCAGTCGGATTCTGGCCCATCCCAGTGATCGCGGGACCAGTGGGACCTCCAGCCGGGGACGCGCCTGCGGCGGCTCCTAACGCATCGGGTACGGCCATGCGCAGCTGGGAGATCATCTGCGCACACATGGGGAGAAGAGAGGGCATGCCAGAGGCAAGCTTCTTCAACCCGTCTTCGACTTGCTGCACTGCCTGCATGGAGGTGGACATGCCACCAGAGAATGCAGACGCGCCGGAAGGGGTGTCCGGGTCGCCCTTGGAAGTATCTCCGATATCCGGGGGCAACGGTGGTAGCGAGGTAGGCATTTCGATGTTACTGAATTGATTTATAGCGTGGGGAGGAACGGGGCTTAAACTTACAGTAGTAGGGGAAGTTACTTTGTAACTGGCTATTCCGGCGGGGGCGGCAGGTAATTCACCTTGGATCGAACAAAGGGAATAGGCTGTTCCAGCGTCCTGAAGTCTGTCAAGTGCTTGATCACGGCATCCCTGGACTTCTTGTCCTGCAAGAGGTTTCGCAGGTTGGAAAGAACCGCACGTTGGTAGGTAGCGATGGCTTCAGACTGGGGGCTGCGCACCATCTCCGCATCCTGCGGCCTCACCAGATTCTCAAACCAGGGCATCTTCCTGGTCAGCACATCGTTAACGTAGGAATCCGCATTGGAGTTAACAAGGTGATGCACCATGACATCGGTGAGCCCACGGCGAACCGGATTCGACTGTTTGTATTTGACATAGTGGTGCAAGATGTCATCGGGATCGATGCCCAGTGCGCCGGTAAGCATTCCCTGAGCCTGCTCCCGCGTATTCTGGTCCGGTGCTGGACCAGCCAGGGCTTCCATGAAATTGTTGATCTTGTCATCCATGATCGGGCGCAACCGGTCCATCTCCTGCCCATAGGCGCTAACAGGTGGGTCGTTGCCAGCCAGAGTATTCGCTATGCCGGATTGCTGGTCGGGAGGTGCGGGCATGCCCTGCGGCGACATAACTAGCTCTCCTTAGTAACTACTCGCGGGGGAGCCTGGGCCGAAGCCTTGCGCCCAGCGGCGTTGATATCGCCGGAAAGGCCCATCTGTTGCTGGTAGAGGATGCGCTCCGGGATGGTTCGCACGTTGTCCGGGAGGACGCCGATGTTGGGGATGCCCAGGACTTCCCAGAGGGTGAAGATGTCCATCCAACCGGCGCGGGTGAGTTGCAGGTAGATCATCTTCTGCTCCACCTGGGCTGAGTTCAGCCAGGAACCGGGAGTGATCTTGAAGACGAAGCGCCGGAGGAATTCCTTGGCACGGTCCCAGCGCGGCATAGGGCCGCGCAGGATGGCTTCGGGGCTGATCGAGCCGTCTGCCCCGTAATCGGCATCGTGAACGAAATCGGGGATCATGGAGCCGGGGTCGAAGTCGAAGTCGTCCTGGGTGACGCCACCGGGGCCTAGCTCTACAACCCGCATGGGCAGGGTGTAGAACTGCGAGAAGTTATATGCCAATTGCATGGCTAACTCGCGGGTGAAGGCTTCCAGGATGCGGGAACGCATGCGGATCGCCGGGGTCATCTGGTGGATGATGGCTTCGACAGAGTCGTTAGAAGGAAGCTGCTTCAGCCCCATCAGCTGCTCGATGGCGCTAACTCCGCTTAGCTCGTCCATTTCAGTCTGAATCCACTTGATGTGCTCCCAGATCGATTGGTCGAGAGGGGGCGGGGTGATGATTTGGATTCCCTTACCGGCGAGGGGGTTTTGATAGATCTTATAGCCCGCTCTCCTGGTGTCGAAGCTATCGAACTGGGAGCGCGAGACGCTGTTCTTATCATGAATCGACCCCGGCTGGGCCACCTGCGCCGCATGGTCGTCCACCACCCGGAGGAGACGGTTGAGCGATGTCTGCAGCCGCAGGAGGTCCCAGACCGGAGCCTTCCCTAGCCATGTCCAGGGGTAGGGATTCAAGGTCAGTTTCAGGATCGGGAAGTGGCCATGCCAGTAGTAACTGGGGCCGTCATAAAGCATATGCTGGCCTACCCAGGAAATGGTGCGGCGGTTGGGATAGAGCTTGTCGCCCAGTTCCACTTTGTAGGACCAGTTGTTGACCGGCTTGCCGTCTTCCCAGGTGCCCATCTGGATGGGCTTGCCGGTGTAGTCGTCGCCCATGTCCTTGCGGGTGTTCCGCCGGTCGTCCTTCAGGTAGCAGGTATAGAGGGTGACGGAGGGAATACGGGGCGGTTGGGTGGCGG